GCGCAGGCGCTGTCGCAGCAGTGTCGGTACGCGGGGTGCATCAAGCGCTTCTACAGCGTCGCCGAGCACTCGGTCCTCATCGCCAAGGCGATCGACCGCGACCACCCCGGCCGCCCGGACCTCGTCCTCGCCGCGCTGCTCCATGACGGGGCCGAGGCGTACACCGGGGACATCACCTGGCCCATGCAGCAGGTGCTGTGGAACGCAGCGCCCGCCGCCCGGGAGGCGTACAAGGCGGTCCAGACGCGTCTGGATGCGCTGATCTGTAGGCTGGTCGGCCTCGCCCCCGCCCTGCTCCACGACCCGCTCGTCCGCGAGTACGACCTGCGGATCCTGCTCGACGAGCGTGCGGTGCTGCTCGAGGGGCGCCCGGCCGCTTGGGACGTGGAGTCGATGAGCCCGCTCGGGGTGACGGTCGAGGGCTGGATCCCGGGGCGGGCGTACGTCGAGTGGTCGTACGCGGTGGGGCGGGCTCGCGGCGTTCTCGCAGGAGGCCGCTGATGGACCACATCCGCATCCCGTTCAGCGACGAGGTCACCCACTGGTTCCTCGGGCGCCTCGACGCCGAGGCGATGGCCTCCGGCGACCCCGAGTTCGTCGACCGATCGACCCGCGGACACCGGCTCGTCGCAGACCGACTCGCACAGATCCGGGCCGAGGCCGGGTTGCCGCCGGTGGGGCGGCACGACCCGCATGGAGGTCATGACGTGGGCTCGGATCCGCACGGGGTCGAGGTGTGCTGGAGCTGTAGCGCCGCGGATGCGGCTGGGGAGAACCCGTGACCGACATCATGCAGATCGAGATCAAGTTCGGCCCGGAAGAGGTCTTCCCGGCTCGCCCCGCGGAGCTGCGCGTTCAGATCCTGTCGCAGGCCGGCGTTGCGCGTCCGCCCTCGGACGAGGCCCGCCTGATCGCGAACCGCATCGCGATCGCTCAGCTCGGGGAGGGCTGCGAGGCTCGGGAGGTCGGCATGTTCCTCGAGTACCGGCGGGCCGGGAGGAGCGAGTGGAAGACGGTGGCCGGGGAGACCCCGTGAGTGGCCTCACCCCCGACGATCTCGCGCGGTTGCGGATTCCGCTCGCTCAGCTCCCCGGTCTCGACTCCACGGGTCTGCACCTGTGGGCTGGAGAGCGGCATGTCACCTGCGTCTACGACACGGTCACGCCGTACTACCACACCGACGAGCACGCGATCGTCCTGATCGTCGGCGGCGACGAGGACACCCGCGTCGAGCAGGCGCCGCGCGACGAGGGGTGGGCGATCGACCTGCGGGAGGGGGCCGCCGCCGACCGCGTGGCCCGGTGGCTCGCCGCCCGTCTGGACACCGAGGTCGGGTGTACGGCACCGACCTGGGCTTGCGGTAGCTCCCACGACGGTGAGCAGGGCTGGACGCTCTGGGGCTGCGGCGCCGAGTACTGGTTCTCCTGCGAGGACGAGGGCAGCGTTCTCCACGGCCTCGACCCGTTCGACGACCGGACGCTCCCGGACGGCTCGCAGTGGATCGACCGGCTCGCGCTCGCGCTGGTCGCCCAGCACGTTGGGGGCCGGCCGTGATCGCCTACTTCATGGGCGTATGGCCCGGCGAAGAGGCTGGGCACTACTGCCGAAATCCGTTCGGTACGTGCTACCTCCGCGGTGTCCCTCGGTCGCCGTGGGGCGACGTCTGCGACCCGCTAGGCGACGGGCAGCCGCTCCGGGCCGCGTGGGGCGACCTCGACGTCGTCAGCTACCGCGACCGGGAGACACACCCGAGGGCGGTCCAGCCGGAGGGGATCGGGCGCGTCGTCGTCCGGGACGGTTGGACGCTGCTGACCTGCTGGGATCGGAGCGGGGACGCGCGCCGCAACAGCCACGCGTCGTTCGCGTTCTCGGAGGCGCTGACTCCGGAGCAGGCGTTGGCCGCCGCGCGCGAGCGGTTCCCCGGTGTGTGGGCCCGGATCGACGCGCATCTGGCGGAGCTGGGGATCGCGTTCCGGCTCGAGGAGGTGACCGGTGGCTGAGATCGTCGCGGTGCTCGTCGTGCCCGTCGCCGGAGACCCCGGCGGGCTGCTCGCCTCGGGCCGCTTCCCCTGCTGGCCTCCGATGGCCTCGCCCCACCAGACCCCGATCGGGACGACCTGGACAGCGACGGTCACGGTGGCTCCGGTCCACGCAGCTCTGGTGCTCTGGTGGGACGGCGCCCTGGTCCCGGAGGGGTGGGATCGGGCGCGGCGTGTCTACTACAAGTTCGGCTACTCGCAGATCACCGAGGTCATCAAACGCGGGCCCGGAACCAACCCGCCCTTGCCCTTCGTCGAGGAGGTCGCAGGCGCGCTCGTTGATGTGCGCCTTGCCTCCCGCGTCATCCGCCTCGCCCGCGTCGACGGCCGGCTGGTCGAGGTGACCCCGTGACCCGCATCGACGAGATCCGGGCCCGGCTCGACCGTCTCGCGACGGCGCGCCAGCACGAGCCGTCGGACGTCGACGACCTCGTGGAGGACGTGCAGTACCTGCTCGCGTCGCCGGCGGACCTCCTGCGCGCCGATCCCATCCTCGCGGCCCGCGTCCTGGACCAGCACCGGCTCGCCGTCCGATCCGGCCACCGCGTCCGCGTCGCGGCGCCCTTCGGGGCGGTCCTCGGCGGGATCTACCCGCTGCCCGACGGCTGGGCGTGGTGGGTCCACTGGCGCGCGGCGGAGGGCGACCAGCCCCGCGGTGCCGCTCCCCGGGAGCAGGACGCATGGTCGCTGCTGGTGGCGGCGTTGGAGTGTCGGGAGTGGACGGTGGTCGACCCCGGCGCGCCGCTCGCCGAGCACGAGCAGCACCTGGTGGACTCGCTCCTTAAGCCCGAGGTGCGGCTCTCTCTCCAGCAGCAGATCGACGTCCTGACCGCCGAGCTGCAGGCGGCGCGGGCCTCCAGCGCCGAGTGGGAGGAGTCTGCGGCGATGGCCTGCGAGGCGCCTCCAGCCGGGTGCGTGTGCCCCGGGTGCTCGCTCGCGCGTGAGCGGGGGACGCCATGAGCGCCCTCCCCGACTTCCTTCCCCTCGACCCGCTCGAGGAGGCCCGGTGGGAGCTCCAGGAGGCGACGGCCCGCCTGCACCAGGCGCGGGTGGTGCGCGCTCAGGCCGTGCTCGACGCCGAGCGCGCGGAACTCGAGCACGAGGAGGCGCTGACGGCGTGGGGACGGATCCGGGACGGGCGTTCGGGGAGGGGGACGTGAGGCCCGACCTGTGCCAACGCTGGCGCGTCGGTCGCGAGAGCTACCGGCCAGCGCGGGAGCCGATCGATCCGGCCCGGTTCGCGGTCGACGAGGTCACCGAGAAGGTCGCCAAGGCGTTCGTCGTCGAGCACCACTACTCGGGCAGCTACCCCGCAGCGCGCGTCCGCGTCGGCCTGTTCCGGGGCTGTGACCTCGTCGGGGTGGCGGTGTTCGCCGAGCCCGCGCAGCGCGCGACGATCCCCAGGTACGCCCCGGGCGCCAGCGACGGGGTCGTCTTGGCCCGCTTCGTCCTCCTGGACGAGGTCGAGGCCAACGCCGAGACGTGGTTCCTGGCGCGAGCGTTCCGCGGCCTGGGCGGGCTCGACGCCGTCGTCAGCTACTCCGACCCCGTCCGCCGCACGGCCTCGGACGGTCGCGTGGTGCTGCCCGGGCACGTCGGCACGATCTACCAGGCCTTCAACGGCCGGTACCTCGGTCGCTCCCGCGCTGAGCTCCTCCACCTCGGCCCCGACGGTCGCGTCGTCTCGCGGAGGGGGCTCTCGAAGCTCCGGAACGACGAGCGCGGAGCCGACGGCGTCTACCGCGCGCTGCTGGCGCTCGGCGCGCCGGCGCGCCGGCCGCTCGAGGACGGCCCCGCGTACGTCGCCCGGGCGCTCGCTGAGGGGCCGTTCCGTCGGCTGAGGCACCCGGGCAACCACGTGTACGCGTGGCCGCTGCGGCGCGGCGTCGTGATCGCCCCGAGCGCGGGCTCGTACCCGAAGCACGACCTGTTCGGGAGCCCCGCATGATCCCCCTGCAAGGCGTCATCCTCTTCCTCGCTCCCCTCGACGACCACGCCGAGGTCGCGCGCGGGTGGTCCGTGCAGCGGGCCGACGCGTGGGCCAAGCGGCAGGGCTGGGCGCTGGTCGGGGAGTACCCATGATCCCGCCCCGCACCCGCGAAGAGATCCTGGCCGTCTTCGCGGACCTCGCGGAGGAGGATCCGACGGTGCTGCGAGACCTGCTCCTGCGGGTCGCGCGGTGGGAGCGGCAGCCGCCCGCCACCCGCGTGGCGGGGCCGTGGCACCAGACGGACAGCGGAGCCTGGGTTCGGATGAGCGTGCAGATCGGCGTTTCGACTCGGCTCGTCTCGATCGTGCGTCCGTTCCCCGAAGCGTCCCCGGAAGGCTGGGCCGTGACAGCCAACAGCACGGTGCTCAGTCGTACTCGCGAAACCGCCGAGGAGGGCCGAGCCGCCGCGGACGCTCTGTGCCGCGATCAGGGCTGGGCGCTGATCGAGGACACACCGCCCGCCGTGGAGGAGCCCACCGGCTGCACCCACTTCGAGGGACAGCCCTGCGCCGCCTGGACCCTCGAGGGCGCCTGTCGGCACGTCGACCGGGCGCACTGGCGGGCCGAGCCCGCTCTGCCCTCCGCCCCCATCTGCACCTGCACCGGCCCCGCCCGCGACGCACACGACCCGCAGTGCCCGGTCCGGATCGCCCACCCCAGGAGGACGCCATGACCCGCGCCGGCCGAGCCACCGTGCTGCTCGAATCCGACCCGTGGGACCGGGAGCAGGTCGAGCCCACGTACACCGCCCTCCGTCGCTGGACCTGGGAGCGGTTCAAGCGCCAGCCGGACGGACCGCCTCACCTGCGAGTCCTGCGCGACTGGCTGATCGAACAGGGGTGCGAGATCCCGGCGCTCGACCTCGCCTGCATCGTCCGTGTGCTCCACCGTGAGCGGGTGCGGCCGAGCAAGCCCCGGAAGCTGCGGATGCCGGAGGATCCGCGCAGGCACCCCGTCTCGCCGTACGCAGGTCGTGGCTGGGCGTACAGCGATGGCCTCGATCAGATCGCCGCGTGCGGGGAGCGCTACCGGTTCCGGCTCTCCGAGGGCGACGTCGAGGGTGCCAAGGAGATTCGCGCCTGGCGAACGATCTGGGTGCGGCGGGCATTGCATGCTCGCCGCCAGCGACGCGAATCCTGGCTGAACGAACTGGCGGTGCCGACATGATCGACGCCCCCTCCAAGCAAGAGGCCCGCCGCCTCTGCGTGCTGCGCTGGGGCTGGGGCCGCTGGCTCCTGGAGCCCGCCCCCTACGGGCCCGGCGGCGAGATCCCGGACGAGCTCGACGAGGAGTCCGTGGCGAGGGGCCAGGCCCGGCACGAGGCGGTGACGAGGTGGGTGCGCGAGGGCGGGGATCTGCCGTGGGAGGAGTCGACGTGACCCGCGACGACCAACTCGTCTACGCGGCGCGGCTCTCGGTGCGGGCGAACCTCTACGCGTCGCCAGAGACCCACGTCTCGGTCGAGGACGTCGCCTTCGCGCTCGGGCGCGACACCGACGAGGTGAGGCGATCCCGTCCCGCCTCGGCACGGCAACCTCGCGGCGGGCGTGCGATCGTGGCACCCTTCCGAGACTGGCTGGAGGCGCTGGGCTATGGGCCGATCGAAGGTGGATCCGGACCGGGTCGTGATCGGGGATCTCTCGGCGATCCCCATGCGCGAGCGTGGGACGACCCCGGAGGGGCGCCGGTACTGGCGGATCCGGGTGAAGGCCGGGAAGTCCGGCAAGACGCTGGCGACGGGCTGGTGGACGAGGGAGGAGGCGGAGGCAGCGGTCGAGGCCGCCCGCAGGACACCGAGACCCTCCGCGCCGTCCGGCCGCGCGGCCGCGGGAACCGTGGCCGATCTCCTTGATCGCTGGTCGAAGGTGCAGGTGCTGAGGCTCGAGGCCGGCGAGATCGCGCCCCGCACCCTCGGGAACTACCAGCGGACCGCCGGGCATTGGCTCTCGGCGTTGGGCGACGTCCGGGTCGAGCACCTGACGCGCGAGCTCGCCGAAGACACGATCCGCGGCTGGCGAACGGGAGAGACCGCGATCGCACCCAGAACCGCCGCGCTTGCCGCCGACGTGCTCGCCGCGGTCGTGGCCTGGGGCCACCCGCGAGGGCTCTGCCCGAACGTGGAGCTGGGCAACCTGCTCTCCGCCCAGGTCGACCCCGAAGAGCACGTCAACTGCGAGTACACCCCGACGCGCACCGAGGTCGACGCGGTCCTGGCCGAGATGGACGCGGGTCGCGACCGGGTCCTCGTGGAGCTCTTGGCGCTGACCGGCGCCCGGATCGGCGAGGCGGTGGCGCTCCGGGTGGGCTCCTGGGATCCGGCGCGCGGCGAGCTTGCGATCAGCGGGCGCGACCGCAGCCGGGGCCGGCGCGGGAAGGTCCGCACGCGGCTGTGGCCGGTGTTCGGCCGACTCGGCGAGCTGCTCGAGGAGCTCACGGCCGATCGGGCCCCCGACGAGGTGCTCGTCCAGAACCTGCCGGTCGAGGTGCCGAAGCAGGTCGCGGCGGCGATCGGCTACGCCGCCGAAACCCTCGACCAACCCAGGTTCACTGCGCACGGGATCCGGCGCATGGTGACGATGGAGCTGCTCGAGACCGCGAACGGCAACGCGAAGGCCGTTTCCCGGCTGACCGGACACTCGGTCGCGATCCTGCTCCGGGACTACATTCGCCCTACGGACGACCACCTCCGTTCGATCGTCCAGCGGTCGACCCGCCGGAAGGTCCCGCTTCGGATGGTTGCGGCACGGAACAGCGGCACAGGGGCCGAGGAGGAGGACTAGATGCGGATCCGTTTCTTCGCTCAACAAGTACGGATTGATGGAAAATCGGCGTTAGACAATGGTTCGTCGGTTCGTGCCGCTTCCGAATCCCTCTGTGCCGCGGAACGTTCCGGCACTGTGCCGCGCGGATGGGTCCGCGCACCAGGGAACGCAGGCGTAGTCGGCCTCTCCTGGCTCGCCCTCGCGCTGCTGGTCCAGCTCTCCGCGGCGCTCTCCCCGGTCCGGGTCGCAGCCTCGGTGCAGGTGCCGCCCTGGATCGGGATCGCGGTCGCCTTCCTGGCGGGTCTGGCGCTGGCGCGCCTCGGCGCCGCGTGGCCCGCTCGCGTCTCCCTCGCCCTCTCCCGGATCTGGGCCGCGATGCTGTTGGTGGAGCTGGGCTCCGCCTACGTCACCCCCTGGACGGGGGCCTTGGCGGATCCCTGGCTCTCCTGGCCGGACGGCGGCGAGGGTGGGCTCGCTGCTGCAGGATGGCTCCAGGCCCATGGCCTCTGGGGCGCCGCGGTCCTCGGCTACGGCTCCGGGTACCAGGCGCTGCTGCTGGTGCTGCTGGTGGCAGACCGCCCCCACCGGATCGGCGACGCCTTCGCTCTCTGCGGGGTCGTGGGGATCCTCGCGTACGTAGCGGCCCCGGCCGAGGGTCCGCGGCTCGGGACCGCCTTCCTCGGCTGCGCCGCGGGTGGGCAACCGGAGTGGGGCCTGCTGCGGTCCGGTGCTCCCGTGGTGCTCGAGAGGCTCCCGGGCCTGATCTCGATCCCGAGCTTCCACGCGTTGTCAGCGACGATCCTGCTCCAGGCGGTGTGGTCGAGGCGGTGGCTTCGCCCTCTCGCGCTCGCCTGGGGGGCGCTCCTCGTGGGCAGCGCGTGGACGGTCGGAGGTCACTACGGCCTCGATCTGGTCGCCGGGGTGGGGCTCGCGGTGGGGGCGTGGGGGATCGTCTCCTAGAAAATCGTACGTCCGGTATTGCACCTACCAGACACCGGTAGTACAGTATTGGTGTGAGCGGCGAGCACGGAGCGCGCCCCACCGGGAGAGCACATGGAGACCTACGGCGTCAGCACCTGGGAGACGAGCGAGACCATCACCGAGGGACTCCAGGGGCGAGACGGTCTCCGTTGGGCGGCCCGGATCGCCGCCGATCGGGAGGAGCCGGTCCACCTCTGGTCGCGGGGCGGTGGCTCGTGGCGGGTCGATCCGGACGGATCCTGGATCGGGTGGGACCGGGACGGGCTCCGCGAGGACCCGGCCGCAGACGGCCCCGAGAGCTGACGTCGTCCGCTTCTTCTCGAGGCCCGTACGCGTGATGGCGACGGGCTCGAGGTGTCAGGAGGTACCGATGATCGAGCCCCTTGCCCAGCGCGCCGCCGACACCCACGCCGCAGCCGAGCGGCTCCGCGCGGACAGCCGCACCAGCGACGCTCCCACGGTGGCACTCCGCGACCGTGACGCCCGCTGGACCCCGCCCGGGGTCCAGGCGGACCTCGCGGAGGAGACCGCTGGCCACGCCCTCGACGATCTCGCCGAAGCGGTCGGGGACCGGGAGGAGGCCGTCAGGCTCCGGCGCGAGCGGCTACCGGAGTGGCTCCGGTAGCCCCTTCTCGGCGCCCATCTCGCCCCGTAGCTCCTCGCGAGCACGGGGCTCACCCATCAGGAGGACAAGATGGACTTGATCGACATCCGCAACGCCCTGATCGCTGGAGATCACGACGCGCTGACCGCCGTGGCGCACGAGACCGCCCGATCGCTCCAACAGCTGGAGCCCTTTGGGCAGAGCTACGAGCGCGTCGAGGACGCGTGGCCCGCGTGGGTGCGGGCAGCCAGCGTGTTCGGCGGGCTCGCCCCCTCGCAGCTCCCCGCCGAATGGCCCGGAGCGGAGGGGTTGGAGGAGGTCATCCGGACCGCGAACGCGAACGAGGACGCGTGGAACGCGGTCCGCATGGATCGCGTCGATGTCGGTCTCACCGGATCGATCGTGCTCGACCCCCGCGATCGGATCAACGGGACCGACCTGATCCTGACGTACGGAGGTGGGCGCACGTTCGCCCGACTCCACGTCCGTGGGCCGCACGCGTGGGTCAGCTGCGGGGTCTACCCGCACCGTGCGCCGCAGACGCCCGAGGGGTTGCAGTCCGCGGCGGTGTCGCTCCGAGCGCGTCTGGAAGCAGAGCGCGGGGCGTCGCCCGATTCCTCGCCTCTCACGCTGCTCCCCGGTGGCGGAGTGATCGTGGGGACCCCTTGAGCGACCACCGCTCCCCGCTCCTCCAGGTCCGGGTCTCGCCGGAGGCCCTGGCGGAGATCCGCCGCCGGGCCAAGGCCGCAGAGACCGACGTCTCAGCCTACGTCCTCGACCGGGTCCTGCCCGACTGGCCCCGGGTCGACGGGCGGACGATGCGTCGGCTCCGACGCCTCGAGATCGCCCCGGCCGAGTGGGCGGCGGCCCGCGAGCTCGCCCGCCGCCTGGCACCCGGAGACCGGCTCGGGGTAGCGGAGCTCGGAGACCTCCGGGCAGCGCTCGCCGAGGTGCTCCGAGAGCAGGAGCTCGGCCTGGCGGAGGATGCCGGTGAGATCGAGGTCGTGAGGCTCTCCGAATAATTGTACTACCGGTATTGACGACTCACGATACCGGTAGTACAGTACAAGCATCGGAGGACGAGATGCAGACCTGGACGGCGACGATGGCGGACGGCTGGACCTGGACGGTGCGCGCTCGGGACGAGCAGCAGGCCGCCGCGAAGGTGGCGGTCCTCGACCGCGAGGTGCTCGGCCGGATCCGGATCCCGGTGGAGCTGGTTCGGCGGTGAGGCCCCGAAAGGGGCGCTGCTCCGAGTGCGCTGCTCCGACGAGCAGCGCGCCGAGATCGACCGGCGGGCCAGGGCCGCCGGGTTCGCCGACGCCTCGAAGTGGGTGCTGGCGACGCTGCTCAGCGACGCCGCGAGCCCCGATGGGCGGGTGTTCCGCCTGTCCGATCCCAGAGAGCCGACCGTCAACCAGCAGGAGAAGACCATGACCATCGACACCTACACCGACCTGATCCTCGGCTCGACCTGGAACGCCGCCAAGATCCTCGCCGACGCCGCCAAGTGCGGACAGACCCCGGAGCAGTGGCTCGTCGAGGCCGAGGCCGAGGTGGTCGCCCAGGGCGGCCCGTCGGCCGACGAGCTCGCGGCGGTCCGACCCGAGTACCTCGACCACCTGCTCCAGAGCCGCGCCCAGTACCTCGGTGACGTGGCCGCGGCGTTCGATGATCTGGCCCGGGTCTCCAGCGACGCGCTCGCCGACTTCTGCTCGGGCGTGATCCCGCGGGACATCGACCCCGACTCCGGCCGGATCCTCGAGGGACTGACCTACCGTCCTGGCCCGCACCCGGGTGTCTCCGACGACTCGCCCGAGGTGCTGGTCGACTCCTGCTGCGGCCCGCTGGTCGTCGGGTACGACGACTACAAGGGCGGGCGTGGGATGGCGGTCCCGTACGAGGCGCCGAAGGCGTAGCGCTCGACCTGCCCAGGATCAGCGCCGGACCGCGTCGAGCACCAGCCACACGATCACCGCGGTCTGGAGCAGGTGCAGCGCGAGAGTGGCGCCGACGATCCCGGCCTTGACCGAGGTAGCCGCCCAGGCCCATCGGTCGGGCACAGGCGGAGGTGCTGGGACGAGGGTGTCGTCCGGACGGGCTCGCTGGCCCGCGTCCACCAGCAACGCCCGCACGATCGTGGTGAGCGTGCGGACCTTGTCCCGGTACGCCTTCTCGAGCGCGTCACGGCCAAACGGCACCGTCGCCTCGGAGTTGCCCGTGGTTGGGAGCGCCTTGCCATCGAGCTGCTCCTTCAGGTAGTCGATCATCCCTTCGGTCACAGGTTCCCCCTGATCAATGGCCGGTCGCGGACCAATGCACTGGATCGTCGACGAGCTTGTGGACCCCGAACTCGGCGCCCAGGTCGTAGAGGGCCTCGTCGCTGCCCATCCAGTCGACGACCCGCATGTCGAGGGCCAGTCCCTGGATGTGCAACGAGGTCAGGCTCGGGCGGAACCTGAGCTTGTACTCGCGCACCATCGCGAGCGCGCCCGCGAGCGTCCACACGATCTGGATGTCGCTGCGGACCGGGACGTCGTCGATGCGGATGTAGCCGTGGACGATGTCGTAGGCCATCCGCATCAGCCACGCCCTCTGCTCGGGGCGGAGCGTGCTCGTGATCTGGACCTGGCAGCCGAGGCTCAGCAGGTGGGCCACGAACCTCTGGGCCGACGTCCGGAACGGCTCGGCGAGATCCTCCAGCCGGTTGCTGCCCGGGAACCTCGAGCACCACGCCGCTCCTGCCTCCAGCGGCGCGTCGGGAGGGACCGGATCGGGGCGGACCTCGACGGCGACGGGCACGGGTGGGGTCTCGATCCGCTGCGGGGAGTCGAGGGGGGTGGAGGGCTTCCGGCCGAACGGCCACCAGGTGGGCACGCGACCTCCTAGAACTTGAGCCAGAGCAGGACGACGATCAGGACCGCCTGGACGAGCAGCGCCGCTGCGAGGATCCCGACGGCCAGCTCGAGGCGATCGACGCGGCGCTCCTGGTCCGTGGATCGAGACCACAGCCGACCGACCGCCTCGGTGAGCGGTAGGCCCGACCGGCTCGGAACGGGTCGCCGCGGTGGCGGTTCGACGAGCTCGCCCTCGCAGGGCCCGTCCGGTGACGAGTCCTCGCTGATCGTCTCGAGCGAGTGGTAGGTGTCGCCGGCTGGCAGCGGCGAACCGTCTGGGCCCAGGCCGCCCATCAGAACTTGATCCAGAGGATCATCAGGAGCAGGCCCAGGAACGCCTGCCCCATCAGCAGGACCACCGCGGCGGAGAGCGCCAGCGCCCAGGCCCACACGGGGATCGGGCGGAGGTCCGGGATCTCGACCAACGCCCTGGGCTCGCGGAGGAACTCCTCCAGCATCTCGAGCTGCGAGTCGGCCTGGACCATCCGGTAGCCCGCGTACTCGGACTCCGAGAGCTCACGGCCGTCCGGTGCGATCATCGGGCCGCCGCGGGCGCGCGCCTCCGCCAACGGGAGCGGCGCACCGTCGAGCCGCTGCCGGATCCGCGCGATGGCGTCCGGGCTCGGGGTCACGAGCCCAGCGGGACGATGAGCGGCCTGGGTCCTCGCAGCGGGGCTGGATCCGGGTTCACCGGCGCTGGCTCCGGCTGGGGTGGTGGCGATCCAGCGGGTGCCGTCCGGCTCGCTAGGAGCCCCTCCAGAAGCGGCCGGGCCACTGCGAGCTCTTCGCGGAGCGCGCGAACCTCCGACAGGAGCTCCGGATCGGGGTCCCCTCGTCCGCCGGACACGTCGATCCCGCCGGGGAAGAACCGCAGGCGGAGGTGACACGCGCCGATCGCCGTCGCCGCTCCGCCGATCGCCCAGCCGATCGCGTCCGCGTAGTCGTGCAGCCCCCAGGACGTGGTCGACGCCTCGGGGGCCACGGAAGGGACCGAATCGACCTGGATCGGGCCGCGGTCCGAGACCTCAGGGGGAGGCCACTGGTTGTCCTGCGCGTACGCGGACGCCGCGAGCAGCAGCATCACGGCGATCACCAGCCCCTCCGCTCTGCGACGACGAGGAGCACCGCGCTGAGCAGCGCCACGCAGACGAGGAGGGCCTGGACCATCAGGAGGCCCGGCCCAGCTTGCGCTCGACGCTCTTGACCAGCCAGCGCAGCGCGATCTTGAGGACCGGCGAACCAACGTCCGCGATGAGCGCGTTCCACGGGGCCGGCACCTGGGCGAGCATCCCCGTGTCCTTCGCGAGCTTCAGCAGCTCGTCGACGACCGCGTCGACGCTGACGCTGCCGGTCAGCGCGTGCTGGGCAAACTCCTCCAAGTCGGCGAGCGGGAGACCGGACAAGATTGCAGACGACACGCGACCTCCAGTCGTGACGGTAGAATAACAGAATTGTCGATACGTCGACCGGCCATCACGGCCGTTCGACGGCGGTCTCGAAGGGCCGCTACCAAACGATCACGACGCAGAGTCCGTCGCCCCCGCGCCCGCCGTTGCCGCCGGTCGTCCCGGCACCTCCGCCGCCGCCGCCGCAGCCCCAGGCGGCCGATCCGCCCTGGCCTCCGGTGCCGCCGGCGTTGCCGCCGCCGCCGGTCCCGCCCGTGCAGTACCAGGCGTCCGTGTTCCAGGCGCTCCAAGGGGCCGTGCTGAACCCGTTCGCTCCGTTCGCACCGGTCGCGGCCCCGCCCGAGCTCGGGAAGCCGTACGCCGTGCTCGCTGTGTACCCGCCTCCGACGCTGGCCACGTTCAAGTTCGATACGAACCCACCCCCGCACCCGGAGTGGAACGGGCTCGTCACGAACAGCGCCGTGCCTGCGCCAGGTGCTGCGCCGTTGCCCGACCCTCCGTTGCCGCCGGCGATCCCGGCGAGGCCCGTGGCGCCGTAGCCGTGGGCCGCCCAGAACCCGGCACCTCCGGCAGCCCCACCACCCCCTCCGCCCGACGCGCCCGCAGCGACCGCCCCACCGTTCCCGCCGGCCGAGATGGATCCGCCCTGGATCAGTGAGTCCTGGTTCGCGGCGGCATTGGACGCGCTCGGGTAGACGCACCAGGCGCTCTGACCGCCGTTGCCGGCGAAGCCCGACGAGACGCCCACGATCCCCGCGGTCCCACCGGGCCCGACGCGCGCGTAGAGCACCCGAGGCACGAGTGCCAGGGGCACGAACACCCGCCCGAACGCCCCCGACGCGCCGCCGCCGCCGCCCTGGCGCGTGTTCCCGGCGGCGGCGCCGATCCCGGCGCCGCCGCCCCCACCGCCGTTGATCGCCCAAAATGCGCCCGTGCCCGCGTTCGGGGGGACTTGCCAGGGCTCGTAGTGCGGCGAGAGCGTGTTGTGCGGTCCGAAGAGCCAGATCCGGCTGCGGTCCCCGATCGGGAACTCGCCGAACAGCGCATGCCAGAGCGGACGAGACCACCACTCTGGGGAGAGGCGACCCTCCCAGCGGCCGTCCGGAGGGAGCTCGAAGTCCGGATCCCCGGGGAGGACGAGGCGCTTGGTCCGCGCGAAGACGTTGAGGTGAGCGACCATCAGAAGTCCTCGCCCCAGGCCGAGCAGGCCCACCCGGTCGCCCCCGTCGCGAGCACGACGTAGATCTTCTCCCCGGCCGCGAGCTCGCGGTTCATGGGCAAGATCATCGGCGGGCCCGAGAGTGTCGTCTCCGAGAGCGTCGTGATCGGCAGCGCCAGCTCGCCGATCAAGATGTTGTTCGCGGCAGTCCCGACCGTGCTCCCGTTGTTGAGGAACACCCTCAACAGGGACGCCACGTTGGAGGCGGTCGCGTGGAGCTCGATGAACTTGATCCGGGAACCGTTCGCTCCCGCGGTGAAGAGTAGCGTGGTGCCGGCCGTGCCGTCCTTGGTCGTGTTCCCGGTGCTGAGAACCACGTTCTTGGCACCGGTGTTCGGCGTCAACGGGTAGACGGGGAGGTTGTTGGCGGCCACTGGGGCTCCTAGAAGAGGTACAGGCCCTGAATCAGGGCCATCGCCTGCGCCTGCGCGAGGGCGGTGTAGGCCGACGAGATCGTCGGGTTCGGGTAGGTGCCGGTCAGGTCGCCGCCCGCCGAACCCGTGGGGGTCCTGGCGTCGGAGAGCCGGGCGTCGTCCGCCGTCACCACGTGGCCCGCCGTCGTGTCCGAGCTCGGGGTCGCGAGCGTCACGACGCCCGGGGCCGAGGTGGTCGCCGCGGAGACCGAGATCGTGGGGGCGCCAGAGACGCCGTCCCCGTTCGTGACCACGATCGGAGCCGTCCCCGCGATCGTACGGAGCGTCCAAGAGCTCACGCCGACCCGCGCCGAGAACCCCGAGCCGGTCAGCGCCGCGATCGCCGTCAGGTCGGAGTCGAGCGGCTGGAGCGCAGCGAGATCGGAGGTGAGCCCCGTCACCTGCGACTCGGCGATCGATCCGACCTCCAGGTTGCCGCCCGACACGACCAGCGTGGCGTTGTCGATCGGCACGTAGGCCGAGGCACTCGCCCCACCGCCCGCGAGCTGCCACTTGACGTTGAGGTGGCTCGCGCTGCCTGCGGGGGTAGTGTCGTTGAGGTTGACGGTCGCGGCGACCGAGGCCCCGTTGATGGTGATGGTGGTGCCGGAGCCGCCTCCCCCGCCCGCGCCCGGGTACACCTGCCGCCAGTCGCCGGTGCCGTGATCGACGAGCTTCCAGATCGAGGGCGTCGCCGTGTTGATCCAGCAGTCGCCCACCGTGTAGCCCGCGGACCGGTCCTCTCCCGACGTCGGGTCGACGGCGGCGATCCAGGGTCCGGTGGGGGCGACGCGATTGGGCACGGATCAGACGCTCGTGCCAGTCGCGTGCACCACGTAGTCGGTAGTCCCCGATGCCGCGGCAAGCTTGAGTTCGTCCGACGTGCCGTTGACGATCGTAAGTCCTGCGTCGCCGAGATCGAACGCGTGGCAGGCGCCAGGCAGAAGCACGAGCTTGTCGGAAGGGTCGGCGAAGAGTGCGATCGAGTGCGTCGAGCCGCCGACGACCAGGTTGTTGCTGCCAGTGTTCTTGACCACCAGCGTCTTGAGCTTGGCGAACGCGACGGTCAGCGACCCATCGGCGACGTCGGCCACCGAGCCAGAGAGGTCGATCGTGGCGCCCGTAGTGTCGAGCGCAGACACCGTGCCCGAGTAGACGCGGTCGATCTGGTTCGTCGACGTTCCGTTGTCGAGCTTGCGCGTGTGAGCGAAATTGTGCTGCTGGCGGGTGGGGTCGGAGCCAGAGCCGCGACCGGTCAGCCGCTCCTCGACCTGGACCTCGACCCTGAACGTTCCAGATGCCTCACGCGACATGGCTCACCTCAAGTGGAAAGAAATCCCGGGTTCGTGCGAACCTCTGCACGGAGGTCGCATGCTGTGGTTGCTGTCGCTGTTTGCCTGCAAGCCCGCTCCCGTGGACGGAGAGCCCGGCTCGACCGGCTGCGAGCCCTACCCGGCCGGCCAGGACTGCTCGATCTGGCAGTGTTGGACCGTCTACAACAACGGTCAGGTCGGGTACCGCTACAAGTGGGGCTGGCAGGACGACCACTTTCTGCACGAGACCGACGAGTGCCTCGGCGTCTACAACTGCGCCGATGAGGCCGCACTTGCTGCCAGGAATGCGTGCCCATCTGGTTCGTAGCGTCATGCCGGGATCCGGAAGTCGACGACTGCGCCGGTGCTGGTCAACAGCGGCGGGCCCGTCACGATCGCAGCGGCACCGACGAGCCCTCGTGGGGTGTCGGTGAGCGACACCTCCTGCCCTTCGCGCAGGGTGTCGCCGTCGGGGATGGTGTAGGTGGCCATCCGGGCCGGCAGGGCGTCGCGCTCGGCCATCCAGGACAGCACCTCGATGGCCGTCCCCTCGTCCCAGCACCAGTCGAGCTCGAGAACGGGCGCCGGCCTGGCGCCGTACTTCGACTCGGATCGCGAGCAGAGCTCCGAGCGAACCGCGGTCGTGACCAGCGCGTCCACGTTCGCGCCGAGCTCCCGCGCCGAGACGACGCCATCCCGACCGGTCAGCAGGATCCTGCCGAGCGGATCCCCCTCGCGGTTGTGGCGGTAGTTGGCTGCGAACTCATTGTACGGCCCGCCGTCGGACAGGCTGATCGCCGACGCGATCGTCGCCTCGCCCCGGTCGGCCGAGATCGAGCGGACCTGGCGCCTCGGATCCGAGGCGTACCGGGTCTCGACGAGGTAGTGACCGCGCGCCGAGACCCGGATCTCGTACGGCAGGAACGGCAGCAGCGCCGAGCCATACCAGCTCCAGAAGTCGGTCTGACCCGCATCGATCCAGGTATCGACCAGGAAGCGCTCGAGGCCCGCCTGCACCTCGGGCAGCCGCGACCAGTCCGCGGACTCGCGGGCCCAGCGCTGGAGGCCGGAGACGAGCACCTCGTACGCGGTCCGCGGTCCGCCGCCGCCCGCGAGCGAGAACGCCGCGTACAGCTCGCGCGGCTGGTCGGAGGTGAGCGGCCAGGCTGGCGATCCGGCCTGGAAGCCGCAGAACCGGATCGAGTGGCCGAGCTGGTCGGAGCCGGCTGAGACCGTCTCGGTCGTCGTGCCGCCCGTCGCTGCGTTGTAGATCGCAGCGGACGTGATCGACTGCGATCCGTCCTCGGCCACGATCGCGATCGTGAGCGTGCTGTCGTCGTTCCACTGCCCGAGCGGGAGCGGCACTACCGGCACCAGCGTGTCCTCGTCGATCCGGCCCGGATAGCCCAGGATCACTGGGTAGATCCTGCCTTCGTCGCCCATCACCGAGCCCGGATCGGTGTCGGGCCACGTCTCCGAGGTGATCGTCGAGGTCACGTCGGGCACCGCGGTGCCGAGCGTCGTCCCGACGGTGCGCAGGATCGTCGCGACGAAGGCGTCGTCGCGAGCGCCCCACGACTCGACGCGGAGCTCCCCGCTCGTGATCTCGATCGCCTGCCCGATCGCCTGATCGGTCCGCCAGCGCCGCAGGACCGCCGATCCGCCGTCGGCCGCGGGGGCGAGGCTCGGCCAGTCGACAGACGGATCGACGATCGAGACCGACACCTGGTCGGTCCCCACCTCGGCCTGGAGATCCTCGAGCCCGGCCTGGTAGACGATGGCGTCCACCACGACCCGGGTCGTCGACCAGCGGAAGGTTCGCCCGTCGATCGTGACCTCCAGCAGCCAGTAGGCGGTGATCACCGCAGCTCCGCGAAGGACAACGTCGGGCCGCTGACGATCTCGCTGACGCCCTCGGCGCCCGAGGCGCCGCTGATCTGGAGGGAGGCGCTCGACACCCGGCCGAGTAGGAACAGGCGCCGGTCGGTGGCGCTCGCGGACGCTGCGGGTCCGCGCGGGATCACGAGGCAGGGGATGGCACCCTGCTCGAGCTCCTCGACGATCCCCGGCAGATCGATCGGAGCGTTGAGCGCCGACCCGATCGGGATCCCGCCCGAGCCCTGGAACACGTCTGGAGCCGAGGCCAGCGTCTGCGCCCAGGCGAGCGGAGCGCGACCCCAGGTGTAGGTCAGGGTCCGCACCGCGGGGCCGAGCTCGGTCGCGGTGGTGACACCATCGGTGGCCGTGGAGAAGCGACGCACGAGACCCGTGGTCGACGACCAGGTCCACTCGGGGTCGGACAGCGCCACGAGGCGGCCCACGGCGACGCACCCGGCCTCGTAGACACCGCCCGGACACGGCTGCGATCCAGCGGCGGTGACGCGCAGGTACCGGCGCCGGAGCTGGCTCGACGGGTAGACGACGAGCACGCCCATCGGTGCGCACAGGATCCCGGCGCTGCCCGACGAGGGCTCGCTGCCGTCGATGTCGTCGAGCAGGATCGACAGTTGCTTGAAGCTCGAGGAGCTCGTCCAGAACCCGCCCGTGTTACCCGCGATCCGGCGGCACGTTCCGTCATCGAAGGTCCAGGTCCCGCCCGCGAGCTCGTTCTCCGCGAACCGCCGCGAGAGCGTCGCGGTCCCGGTATCGGGCGCGATCGTGCGCCCGACCCGGGTGAAGGTGAGCCCCGTCCCGGCCGCCAGATCGAGGGTGCCGAGCGTCGTCCAGCCCGATCCGCCGTCGTCGATCTCGAGGGCCCACTGCCGCGGCGTGCCCGAGACCACGAGCGCCAGGGCGCCGCCATAGGACCGGTGCTGGAACGCGCCCTGGTCCCAGACGAACGCGACGGTCGAGTCGTCGAGGGCGCGCCAGGTCCGCCGGGGGGAGGGCGACACGATCGGGTCGATGTTCTCGACGCCGTACTGATGCGCGACCGGCAGATCGACGATCTCGCCCACATCGGTCGGGCCGCCCGTCGCCGAGAGCAGCGCCAGATCCTCCCCGGCCGCGGTGCCCTCGGGGATCGGGTAGCCGCCCGAGGACGGTGGCGAGACCGACTTGCCGAACGCGTGGCCGAGCGGGCCGGTTGCCGGGCTGTCGCCGACGGCGTTGATCCCGTCGGTTCCGAACTGCCAATCAGCCGCGGCGGCGAACCCCACGAGGCGCCAGGTCGCCTTGCCCACCTGAGTCGTCTGGTTTCCCCAGAGCAATAGGTCTCCGCCGAGCGCGATTCCGGTCCCGTTGTCGGTGATCGTGACGCCGTTGCTCAATCGGGTCCACGTCGTGCCGTAGTCGCGGCTGTACCAGACGGTGGCCATCCCCTTCGTGAGGTGGACGCGGATCCGGGTCGGCTGGCTGGTCATGTCCAGCGCCACGGTCGATCGGATCGTCGGGGTCCCCGAGGTGACGGCATCCCGCACCTGGATACCGTCGCTGCCTACATCGACGGCGCAGACGTAGAACCAGCCAGCGCCACCTGCCTTGCTCATGGCGACCTGGAAGCCGACGCCGCCGCCCGCGGTGCCGAGCGTCGACAACGTCACGTTGCCCGAGGCGTCGAGCTGCACGTCGACATCGACCGCGGCGTAGGTGGCGCTGTTGCTGCTCTGCGCCTCCCAGGTGAACCCCTGGCCCGCCGTCGTGACGACATGCAGCCCCGGCGCTGTCGCGACCAGCGAGGCCGATCCGGTGCTCGTGATCGCGGACCAGCCCACGTTGCCTGGCGCCGAGATCGGCAGGTACGCGAGCGCGTAGCCGTTGGTGGCACTCGCGTCGGCACCGCCCCAGCCGAACCGGTGCTGCGGGTCTCGGACGTAGTTCGTGGTCCCCGGCCCGTGCGCGACCTGGCTCCACCCGCCGAGCGAGAGCACCTGGACCGTGCCGGGCGATCCGGTGCCGATCACGGTGCCCACGAGGTGGACCCGACCCTGCGCCGCCACGGCCGCGTACGGTTCGAAGTAGTGCGAGGCCGACCCCGAGTCGAACACGAGCCAGCCGTACGCGGTCCAGGTGATGCCGCCGTCGGCCGACCGGAACGCGTACAGCTTGCCGAGCGTCGCGCCGCCCGTGGCGCCTCGGGCGATCGCGTAGATCGTGCCGTCGGCGTCCGCGCAGGACCAGGTGCTCGAGTAGCCCCGGCTGTCGTCGATCACGATCTCGGTCGCGAGCTGGGCGCGTGCGTGCGCGGCGAGGCGCACCTTCAGGTGGTTCGAGTCGGTCGAGTCGACGTGCACCCACGCGAACCCGGCGGGCCCACGCAGGAGTTGACCCGGGCGAGTCGTCGCCCCGAGATCGGTGATCAGATCCCAGGTGATGCCGCCATCGCTGCTCGCCAGGTGGGCCGCAGCGCCCGTGAGATCGTTCGCCTTCTCGAACGCGACCATCATCCAGTCGAGGTCATCGCCCAGGACCGGGAAGTACTGGCCGGTCGCTGCGAAGGCGCCCGCCGAGAAGCCTGTCGCGAACCCGCGGGAGTAGACTGTCCACGTCGTTCCGCCGTCGGTCGACTGGTACGCGGTCTGCTGGCGGACACCGCCTGCGTTGTAGCCCGACCACAGGAGCAGCTTGCCGCGGACCTGGTCGTACGCGAGACCGACCGGGAGTGCCAACCCGTCGGCGGCGCCGGCATCCCAGTCGTACAGCGTCGCCCAGGTGTCGGACCTGGGATCCCAGCTCCACGTCTGCGCGTCGCCGGTGGACTGGTCGACCGCGACGATGATCAGCACACCGGTCTCGGCGATCACGGTCGCGGTGATCTGGTCCCACGGAGCGCCCGAGCCCCACCCGTCCGTCGGGGCCGACCAGCCGGTGATGAGTACCGGATCCTGCCAGCTCCGGTAGTCGTTCGCGCCGGTGTCCGACTCGAGCCGGTACAGCACCTGCGCGCCGTCTGGGCCCGGGTACCCGCCTCGAGCTGTCGCGACCGTGAGGCCCACCGACTGCGCCTCTGCGATCGAGGGGCGCCACGTGGAGCCGTCCTCCTGCGGATCGGGCGTGCCCGGCCCCGGGCCGTCCTCGGTGTACGCCGAGTCCCGGGTGCCAGCGCCCGTGTCCGCGAGCGTGTCGGTCGACAGCGCCCGGCTGAGCAAGGCGAGGGTGAAGCGCGGGGCGACGGCGCTCACCGGTGGCTCCGTCGGTCGCGCTTCCCGGGCCGGTTCGTGCGGATCACCAGCCGGGACGTCGCCGGATCGATCCCGACCACGTAGTCGGGCCCGTTGCGAGAGCGGTTCTGCGCGCCCTGTCCTCCCTTCGGACTCGAGACCGGTCCGCTGTCGTCGCCCTGCACGTTCGGGGTCGTCTTCACGATCCCCTGTCCCGTCGTCGAGTCGAACCCTGGCTGACCCTGCCCGTTCTGGCGGACGTCGCCCGAGCCCTCACTCGACGGGTACGAGAAGAAGGCCGGTGAGCCCGACTCGATCCCGGCGACGGCAGCGGCGAAGCTGGAGGCCGTAACCGCGACGCCAAACCCGGCGGCGACCGGCGGTGGGACAAACTCCATCACGAGCGCCGTGTAGGTCGCGAGACCCGCCAGCGTCGCCGAGATCCCGGCCTGCACCTCGGACAGAGCTTTCTGAGCGACGATCGCCTCATTGCCCTGGCGGATCTGCGCGTCGGTGAGCTGCTGGCCGGCGTTGATCCGGTTCTGGAGCGAGGTCACGTAGCCTTGCTCAACGGTCGCGATGTTGCCCAGGATCTGCGCGGTGAGCTGGTCCTCTTGTCCGGCGACACCCTGGAGGTACAGATCGATCGCGCCAGCGCCCGTCTTGATCTCCAGCGTGAGCGTGTCCGTGTCTTTCTTGACCTCTGCCTGCAGATCGGCTGAGTCGTGCTTGAACTTCCAAATGAGATCGGCCCACGCCTTCTCTTCCTTCTCGATCGCCGCGATCCGCTCGTCCTGTGCATGGGTCAGCCGGTTCTCTGCGACCAACGACGCCTCTGTGTAGGCGGCTGACACCTGCGCCGTCTCACCTGTCTTCGAGGCGATCTGCCCGATCTTGTCGTACCGATCGGTCAGGTCGGCGATGATCTGACCTTGGGGGTCCAGTAGCTCCCGGTTCATCGAGGCCGTCAACGTCTTGAGCTGCTCGGTTGCCGTCGCCCGCTGCTGGTTGAGGCTGGCCAGGATCTGATCGGCCTCCTTGTCGCCCTGCACCGACTTGTTCTGTGCCTCGATCAACTGGCGCAGCTCCTCGGCGTTCTTGGGGAGGACGACGGTGCCCTGGTACTCGAGCATCGCGGTGTACTCGGCTTCCGCCTGCGCAGCCTTCGGATCGATGCCGACAGCCTTCGCGAGCCCGTCGAGGGCCGTGTGTAGGAGAATCACGTCGACCTTGGTGGAGGCGATCTTCTCGGCGTACTTCGTGACCCACCCGAGGTCCGTCGCGAACGCCTGGTCCAAGATCGCGAACGCCTCTGCGAACCCAGAACCGACAGCCACCTTCGTCTCGTCGATCTGGACCGTGAGGTTCTGCTGGGCCTTGCGGTAGGCTTCGATGTTCGCCTGAGCGCCAGAGTCGACACGGATCCCGAGCTTCTCGAGCTGCTTGTCAGCCTCGTCGGCCGACCGTGCGAGAGAGGCCATCGCGTAGCCGACTGCACCGACCCCGACCGCTGCGGCGCCGATCGCGCCGAGCTCCGCCGACACCATCGTCAGCGGCTTCACGATTCGGTTCACGTCGGTTCCGAGCTTCCCGAACTCCCCTCCCACCTGGCGGGCCGCGAACGCACCGACGGACGTGATCTTGTTGAACTCCGCCGTGTAGGAGTCGCTCATCGACTTGGCAGTCTTGTTGGCCGCCGTCGAGCTCGCGGCCAACGCCTGATCGGCGGCGGTCGTGTCCCCGTCGAGGACGATGGTTCCCCGGCCAACGACGTCGGGCATCAGGCCGTCCGCGCGAGGGCTTCGATGTAGGCCGCGCCGAGCGCTTGCGGTCCCTCGTACTGGATGAAGCGAACGAGCGGGACCACCAGGTAGGACTCCCACGGGCGAACGCCGTGGCTGACGATGTACGGCGCGTAGTAGATGGCCTCGATCCGAACCTCTTTCCCGTTGAAGACGAACCCGAGCGACGCGCGCGACGCCCCGGTGTCGACGGGCCAGGGACCCCGCGCGGACTCGACGATCCGACTCACCCCCTGCACCAACACCCGCCCGGTCACCCGCGGCGCCGAGTCCTTCGCGCGAGCTCCGAGCGTGGTGACGCTACCTTGCAGGGTGACGGGCACGGTGTTCCTCCAGCCGGCGGAGCCGGTGCCGCGCGATCAGTCGGGCGGCATCGTCGGGGTCGAGGGTGCCCAGCCAGCCGGGAGGCTGTCCCCAGTCGTGCTCGACGTCGAGCTGCTCGAGGTCGAAGCATCCGGCTGGGGACTCGAAAAACCCTTGGCCTCATCGATCTTGGCCTGGGTGACCGTCTTCTTTCGGCACAGCGCGACGGCGGCATGACCTGCGGCGAGGATCTCCTCCTCGGTCGCCGGCGGATCGAGGCCAACGAGGTAGTCGACCACCGCCTCCCCGTATGCGGCGAGACCCTGTCGGCGGGCGAAGGGCGCGGCCTTGTCGACGTAGCCGGCGACCTCGAGATCGCAGACGGCGATCGCGGCAGCGATCGTGAACACGTACAGATCGGTGCGCCCGATCGCGTCCTGCATGGCGAGCTGCATGCCCCACCGGTCGCTGAACTTGACCGGTGCGACCAGCTTCGTCGTGTACTTCCCGAGCGGCCACGCGGTCTGGATCGGTTCCATTAGTAGCCGTCCTGATCGATGCGGCGGCATTCGATCAAGCCGTTGAGGCTGACGATCGTGCCGGCGCCGCCGACCGAGCCGCCCCAGAACCCGGGCACCCCGAGGATCTGGCCCGTCCACGCGTGCTTGTTGGGGCCGCCGTTCGCGTAGTCGTACTTGTCGAACAGCACGTTCCAGAGCTTGCGCGTCATGTCGGAGTCACCGAGCGCCGCGCCCTTCGTGACCTGCTCGAGGTGCACCGTGTACATGTGCCCGGAGCCGAGCGTCGACACGTTGTTCACGTAGGACCCCGTCTGCGTCAGGAAGTCCCGGAGCGGGCCTGGCGCCGAGGCCGCGATCAGGTCCGTGATCTCCTCGGACAGCGTGATCGTCGGCACCGTCGGATCGCCGTAGCCGACGCCCAGGAACCCGCCGCGCGCGTCCGCCCGCTGGACCGCGTTGCAGACCTTCATCAGCCCGCTGATCTTGACGTCCTTATCGACGTACGGGATCCGGATGATCGAGGCCGAACCGCCGTCGTAGACGTTGAGGTACGTGTTCGTGTCGAACTTCGGGTTCGCGGACAGGGACATGTCACGCTCCGCGCCCGGCGGGCCGGGGGAAGGAGAAGGTCACGGTCAACTCGACGTGCGCCCAGGTCAATGCAGCGTTCGCGGCCGACGGGTTCTGCTTGGCCCCGCTGACCACCCAGGTCGCACACGCCCAGATCGGAACCGTGGCCGCGGGGTAGTCGTTGAGCCGGGCCCGGTCGAGCACCTGCTCGATCTGGGCCACGAGCTGCCGCGAGGTCGACGCCTTGCTGTCGGCGGTGCTCGCGGTCGAGGGCGCCCAGGCTCGGATCGTCTGGCGCCAGGTCTCGAGGTAGTACGCCACCGGCTGGCCGTGCGGCTCGCTGCTGACGAGCTCCGCCGGCGGCAGACACGCGAAGCACCGCTCCGATCCGGTCGGGGGATCCGTGTACGTCCCCTCCTTGACCTGGTCGTCGCCGGACAGATCGAAGGTGCCGAGGTCGGCGGCGAGCGCCGTCAGGATCGCGGCGACGATGTTCGGCAGCGTCGTCACCGGCACACCTTGTAGGCGGCCAGCGCCTGCTGCACCGCGGCCGGGATCAGCGCGTCGCGGTCGGTCAGGGTCTGGGAGTCGCCGAACGACTGGAACTGGCTCTGCCCCTGCGTGTTCCGCAGGTCCCAGAGGTGCCGGACCTCGGCGGCACAGATCGCCACGAGCGCGTCGGGCACAGGATCGTAGCCGGCGTGGAACTCGATCTCGATCCGCTGGAAGCCGACGGGCCAGCTCGAGAGCGCGCCACCCGAGACGAGGCCCAGCCGGCCGCCGGGGTAGTCGATCGTGTAGTCCGTGGTCTCCGCGAGGACGGTCCCGTCGACGCTCACGGTCTCGACGGAGACGAGCGGGCGGACGCCCAGGCAGAGGAGCCCCAGCTGACGCGTGCCAGGGCCGTCGTACAGGAGATCGTACGACGAGGCCGCCATGCTGGTCGTCCCGTCGTCGTTCGTCGGGAACCCGCACCAGTCGGCGAGGAGGCTGTCGGCGCGCACGATGAAGTCGCCGAGCAGCGTGTCCTCGGCGGTCCCCGCGAGCATCGGGTAGTGCTGGCGGAAGGTGGCGGCGTCGATCAGCACGAGCCCACCACGAACGGCCCTGACGCTGCCCGGCTGTCGCGGATCCGCTCGAACCGAGCCCAGTAGTCCAGCGGCGGCGGGAGCTTCTTCGGATCGACGGGCTCGGGGGGCTCGCAGCTGCCGTCCACCGGGTAGGCGCCGGCCTGGACGTCGGGATCGATCCGCGCCGCGGCCCACCAGACGCACGCGAGCGCGTACTGGATGCCGAAGGCGGTGGCCGAGAGCGACGACGCAGCGTCCTCGAGCGCATCCGACACCACGTCGTCCGGGACAGCGAAGTGTCCAGGCACGCGACGGCGGTAGAGCTCGAGGGCGCTGCTCGACATCAGGCCGCGACCTGCGAGATCTGGAAGTCGCCGGCCTTGACGAGCGCGTCGATCACCTTCCGGTCGGCCTGCGTGAGGGCGTCGAAGCGGGCCTTCGGGATCGTCGCGACGGGCGCCGGACAACGGCGGCTGTAGGTGACACCGTGGCTCTTCATCACCTCGGGCGTGTTCGCGCTGTCCCCGATCACGAGATCGTTCTCGTGGTCGTGGACGGGCGGCCCGCCTTCCACGGCGGCGGGCTTCCATGCTTCGAAGACCCAGGTGCTGCGCTTGCGGTTCTCGATCCGAATCATGGGCTGGGCCACGGCTGGCTCCGATCAGGAGGTGGTGACGATGCCGATCAGGTTGTTGCCGGCGTTCAGCGAGGTCACGCCGCCGGTGGCGCCGAACACGGCCGTCATCTGATCGAACGGCCCCGTCTGGAACACGGGCATCTGGGTCGTCGCCTGCACGCGGACGAGCGCCAGCGACTCCGCGTCGCTGCGGAACACGAGCATGCAGTCCTCGCCGGAGGGGCCGGCGGCGGCGAGCTCGGGAACCATCACGATCCGCTTGATCGTGGGGCTCGTGTCGAGCAGCATCTGGGCGATCGTGCGCCCCGGTGCGCCGTTCGTGAACCGCGGCGAGTAGCAGAACGCGTACAGGCGCGGCGAGAGCCCGAGGGTGTCCGCCGCGAACACGCCGACCGACGTGACCATCGGCTTATGGCAGAAGTCGAACAGCGCCGCGACCACGGTGTCGACCGAGGCGGTCCCGTCGAACGCGGTGCTGATCACCATCCGCGGGATGCTCGGGTGGGTGAGCACGCCGTAGATGTTGGAGCCGACGTCGCCCCACCAGTAAATCCGGTTGATCCGCTCGTCGACGAAGCGCCTGGCGTCCGCCAGATCCTGCTGGGCCTCGTTCAGGTTCGCGAAGTCCTGCGAGGCGAGCTCGAAGTAGTTCGTCTCCGTCGCGCAGACGACGTAGGCGATCCCCCACGACTCGCGGATGTACGAGCCAGTCACACGCGGGATCTCGTTCCCCCCGCGGTAGATCTGGGCTTCGCCCGAGCCCAGCCTGCGCCGGACCGCGTGCGTGCGCGCCCCGAGCGGGACGCTCGTGTCGAGCGGGAACAGCGCCTCGGCCGAGAGCGGCGCGCGCGGCTCAACCAGGATCTGCGACCGCATGAACTCAAGATCGGTGGGGAACGCAGCCGCGCCCACCCCGAACGAGTCGTTTCGCGCGAACTCGTCGTTGCGCAGGAGCTGCTGGAACCGCGGGCCCGGCCGCCAGCCGCGGCGGTTCAGCTCCTCGAAGACGAGCCGATCGCAGTCGGCGCGGTAGGCCTCGATCGCCCCGTCGGCGCACACGAGGCCGTCGGAGTCGTAGTGCGCGTCCACCGGGGGCCGGTTGCCGGCGAGCATCGACGCCTGCCGGACGATCGAGCGGATCCCCTGCTCGGTGAGCCGCGAAGGCCCGGGAGTCACATCGTGGAACGTGGACATCAGGCCTCCAGTCGGACAGCGGCGGCGTTGTCGGCGGTGACGATCCCGTCGCGCTCCCAGCGGGCCACGCGCTTGGACAGGGCGACCCGGGTGGCCGAGCTCGCGGCGTAGAGCTGACCAGCGGTCGAGCCCGGGGCCAGCTCGACGTACACGTCCCCGCCCTGGGTCGGGCCCGTGGTCTCGGAGTTGCTCACCCACATGCAGCCACGGATCCCGTACCGGACGCCGCCGTTCGCGGGCCACTGGCCGGTGGTGCTGGTCAGCGTCGCGGCCTCGGTGTCGCGCGGGACCTCGGAGACCCCGACGAACGCGCGGTGGAGGCTGGTCGAGATCGAGGCGGCCACGGTGTCGGCGACGGTGATCGTCGGTGCGGTGCCACCGACCCGCCAGAAGACCCGGGCGCGGAACTCGTAGCCCTTGATCTCGGCGGTGAAGACGAGCGCGGTCGCGGTGGCGTTGTCGGCCGCCACGTCCACCGTGTTCGAAGGCAGCTCGAGGTTGAGCGCCGCGATCAGCGCGTCGAGGGTCGTGTCCTTGTCGGTCGCGAAGGTCGTCTGGACCCGACAGAGCTCGATCTCCTCGGCGCCGCGCACCTCCCAGACCACCGCCTCGAGCACGTTGCTGGCGACGGCCGGGACCGTGATCGTGGTCACCTGCGCGACGAAGATCGAGGTCGTCGGCACGCAGACGAGGCGCTCGGTCTCGGTGTTCGGAAGCGCCGTCGGCCCGCCGTTCGTGTTGTACCCGGTGGTGATCAGCGCCACCCCGGGGGCGACGGCCGAGGCCGCGGTGGCCGCGGTCCCGGTGGCCAGCGCCGAGAGCGCCGAGTCGGGATCGGACGCGATCGACACGTCGAAGGCGACGCCTGCCCACTGCCCGGTCAGCGTCAACGTGGTCGTCGCGAACGTGGCGACGCAGGCGGCTCGCGCGATCGGGTCGGCGTTGATCGCCGCGGCGAGCAGCGCACCGAGGGAGGCCGCATCGCCGCCCGTGCCCGTCGCGATCGAGACGTTGTGGCTGTTGATCGTGACGATGATGTGCTTGTTGTCGCCGGGATCGGTCAGGGTCGCGGTGCTGATCTGCTTCAGCTGGCCCTGGGAGTTGATCCCGGAGCCCGAGCGCCGGTTCGGATCGGCGTAGACCCAGGCGCCGGGGATGCCCTGGCGCGCGCGGGTGCGGATGTCGCCCGCGTTCGCGGAGACGCCGCCGAGCAGACAGCTCGCGGCGAGGAGGAGGACCAGGCTCCAGGTCATGCGGCACCTCCGGCCTTGCGGGCCTCGGCGAGGCGCGCGGCGTGCGCCTCGTTGGCGGTCGGGCGACGCTTCGGCGCGGCGTCGATTCGGGTGGCAACGTTGCCACCCTCCTGGCGCGGCGGGGGCGCGAACGCCCGGTTGCCGGCCTCGCGGCCCTGCCCGTCGCCACGGCCCTGGCTGGCGAGGTCGACGAGCGCCCGGACGTAGTCGTCGGAGTCGTCGGCCTTGACCTCGGAGCCCAGGTGCTTGGAGGCGATCGCGCGGGCCAGCGCCTTGGAGTCGGCGTGCTTCGCCGGATCGATCCCGAGCGCCCTGGCGGTCACGTCGAGCTTGGTTCGCTCGGCCGCGTCGGTGCGCGCCTTCTCGGCGGCCTCGAGCGTCCTGACCTTCGCATCAGCGGCGTCCGCGCGGGCCTTCTCCGCCTCGGTCTTCGCCTTCTCGGCCGCCAGCGCCGTCTGATGGGCGCGCTCGGCCTCGGCGGCGTCGTTGCGGCGGCTCTCGATCGTGCCGCACGCGGCCTCGATCGCGCCGTCGTCGCTGTCGATCCGGCTCGTCACGCCGAGCAGGGTCAGCAGCCGCAGGAACTTGGGGTTCACGGTGGCTCCGGGGGGCTTGGCCCCGCTGGGTGTGGAGGCAGGGGTGGAACCCGCCGAGATCACGGTGGTCGCGACAGCGCCGTCCGCGCGCACCCGGGCTTCGTGGCCCGCGCGCGCGACCGGGACGACCGCGAGGTGGTTGTTCGTGCGCTCGATCTGCTCGGCGTCGTAGCGCCCGTACGTAGGGTGCTCGCCGGGCGTCTCGTCGAGGCGGACCTTGTAGCCGCACGACAGCTCGCGGGCGTCGCCCTTCTCGACGGCCTCGATCGCGTCGCGGCGGCGCAGCGCCATCTTGACGCGGGTGAACCCGCCGTCGCCGATCAGGATCTCTCCGTCGACGTCGCCGACACCCAGCTCGGAGTAGTTGTCCTCGTTGACGCCGTTCGGGTGCTGCTGCGGATCAGGGTGCAGCAGGGTCACGGGCGCGCGCGCGAGGCTCACGGCCGCGCGCTTGAGCGTCTCCGCTCGGACGAGCTCGCGCCGGACCGAGCCGTCGGCGCGCCGGTACTCGAGCACGCCCTCTCGAGCGGCCACCCCTTCCACGAGCAGCGTGTTGCCGCGCCGCACCGGGCGCAGGAGCTCGCCGCGATCCTCGCGGTACTCCCAGGTCCCAGTGGTGCCGTCGGCGCGCAGGGTCACAAATTCATCCGTTCATCCGGATAGACGGATGCAGATCCGTATACTTGACACCAGGGCCCGCGTCCACTGCGGGTAGCGAGGAGTCGCCGATGGGGGTCTGGGACCGGCTGTTCGACTGGCTCTCCTCGCGCTCGGACGCGTCCGCTCAGTTGCCGATGCTTCCGGGTCCGGTCGAGGTCGGCGAGGCGCGCGCGGACTCGACGTGGAATCCGTTCACGGGGCTCGGCGGCTGGGGCGACAAGGGAGCGGTCGCGCGCCCGAACCTCTGCGCGATCCCGCTCTCGGATCGCGAGCTCGACTCGTCGTACCGACACGGCGGGATCCCGAGGCGGATCGTCGACTTGTTGCCGAACGAGGCGACGCGGCGCGGCTGGGACGTGCCGGAGATCCCGGCGACACTCGAGTCCGATCTCTGCGTGTACGACGCGATCTGCGACGCAGGGAAGGCCGCACAGCTCCACGGCGACGCGATCGTGCTGCTCGTCACCGAGGACGACGTGCCGCCCGCCTTCCGAAGCCGCCCCGATCTGTGGCTGCAAGAGCCGCTCGACCTCGAGCGCGTCGGCATGGTGCAGTCCCTACCGGTCTTCGACGTCTGGGAGGCCAGCCCCGCCGAGTGGGAGCGCGACGTGCGGCAGCCGGGCTACCGCCTGCCCAGGATCTGGAACATCGGCGCCGACGGCCTCAACACGCGCGTGCACGCGTCCCGGGTGCTGCTGCTGCGAGGTGCGAAGCGCTCCCCGGGCCAGATGCGCGCGGGCTGGGGGCGCAGCAACGGCCTGCCGGACGACTCGATCCTGCAGGCCATCTGGGACCAGGTGCGGCACCTGACCGAGACCCACCAGGGCGGCGCGGTGCTGGCCCAGGAGCTGAGCGTCAACGTGTTGAAGGTGGCGACGCTGCCCCAGAAGGCCACCGGCGACGACGCGAGCGCGTTTCAGACGGTGCTGCGCAGGATCGCGCAGTCGATCGGGCTCCTGAACATGGTCGTGCTCGGGCCCAACGACACCTACGAGAAGAAGGCCACGCCCGCGACCGGGTTCGCCGACCTCTCCGAGGCCGCCCAGGCGATGCTCTCGACGGTGCTCGGGTGGCCGCGCTCGATGCTCTCCGGCGAAGCGCCTGGCGGGCTGTCCACGGACGACCAGTCCGGCCTCGAGCGCGAGCGGAAGGTGATCAGCACCTACCAGGAGCAGCGCCTCCGCAGGCCCTTGGAGCAGCTGTACACCGTGCTGTACGCGAGCCAGGACGGCCCGACGGGTGGGGTGGTGCCGGACGAGTGGTCGCTCACGTTCCGCCCGCTGAACGAGCCCAGCGACAAGGAGATCGCCGATCTCCGGCTGGTGATCGCGCAGGCCGACCAGATCAACACTGGCATCGGCGTCTACACGTCGGCCGACGTCGCGCGGTCGCGGTTCGGGCCGAACGGCTACAGCACCGAGCTCGAGCCGGTCGAGCCGCCCGACGAGGAGCGGCAGGGTCTCGGCGCCGAGCTGCGCGGACGCGGCGGGCTCGCTGCGCTCCCGGCGCTCATCGATCGCGGCGTGCTCACCGAGCAGACCGCGGCCGATCTGCTCGGCCTGCCCCCGCCGCCGGAGCCAGATCCGAGCGAGGAGGCAGCGATCGCAGCGGCCCACCAGGCGCTCCAGCAGCCCCCGCCTCCAGACGGGGGCGCACCCACCGACCCCACGAACACCGACGCGATCTCGCCGGACTCGGTCTGCCTGCTGGTGCCAGCCGCCGACACCGGGCTGCGCGCCGCTGTCGAGCGCGCGATCGGGCAGACGCTCACCACGGAGGCCGAGCCCCACGTCATGCTGCTGTACGTCGGAACCGGGCTCGATGACGCGGCGGTCGCCGAGGTCGTCCAGGTCGCCACGGACGAGGCCGGGCGCGCGAGCTCGGGCACGCTCGCGAGCGGCGCGGTCCGATCCTTCCCGGCCGGCACCGACGGCACCCCGATCGTGGTGGAGTTCAGCGACACCTGGGCGGTGCAGGGCCTGCATGACGCGCTGCTGGCCCGGCTCGCGCACCTGATCAGCGCGCAGCAATTCCGGAACTACCGCCCGCACGTCACGATCGGGTACGCGCCCCAGCCGCTGTCGGCCGAGGCGCTCGGCGCGCTCGCCGGGGTCGACGCGTCGGCGGTCCGCGTCCCGATCTCGGCGGTCGTCGTCGAGGTCGGGAAGGAGACACGGGCGGTGACCCCGATCGGAGCGAGTTCGTGAGCGGCCGCCGGGCGAAGAGGGGGCGCAAGGAGATCCGCCTGCAGGTCCGAGTCGCCTGCGCCGTCGACCCCTCGGAGGTCGATGCGCGCTGGCTCGACTACTACCTGAAGGCGTACTCCAGGCACTACCCCGCGAGGTGGGTGCGGCGACAGCTACAGCGAGGGCTGCGGCCGATCGAGGCCAGCGCATGAGGCCCGGCGCGCTCGTCCGCTCGACGTACCGAGCACGCTGGGTGGGCGTGGTGCTCGACCTCGAGCGGACTCGGTTCGGCGATCAGATCGCGCTCGTGAAACCGCTCCGAACCTCGTGGGGCGCTCCGCAGGGCAAGCACGTCAAGGCGCGGTGGATCGGCGTCGGGTGGCTCGAACCGGTGCCCGCGTGAAGCCCCGCCGCGCCTACTGGCCCCGGCACCTCGAGCGCCAGCTCGCGGCCCGGCTCCGTCGTCGGGCCCGGGTCGTCCGGACGGTGGTGCTCGAGCAGCTCCACGGCGCGCGCCGGGACAGCGACGCCCGCGCGGACAACGTGTTCGGATCCGGCTCGCTGGGCCCCAGGATCCGACTCGCGGTGGCGAGATCGCTGCCGATCCCGCCCTCGTCGCTCCGACCGGTCGCCAGGGCCGTCGACGCGTCCGTGACCTCGGCCGTGATGACCGACCTCGATGCCACGACGCAGCCTCCAGCGGGCGCTACGGCGGGCGACCTCGACGCGTGGGCCCAGACCACCGCCGCTCGCGTCTCCGCGTTCGAGGAGGCCCTCGTCGACCAGGCGATGGCCGCCGCCGAGGGAGCAAGTGATCCGGTGGCCGCGGCGCGAGCGGCGCTCGAGAAGGCCGAAGACCGGGCGGCGCTGCTCGCGCGTGACGCGACGGGCGATCTAGTCGCCGCGGTCACGCAGACGCGGGCGCAGCAGCTCGGATCGGACCGGTACGTCTGGCGGTCGCAGGAGGACGACCGCGTGAGGCCCTTGCACGACGAGCTCGACGACACGATCCGCAGCTGGGACGATCCGCACCCGACCGAGGGCCACCCTGGCGACGCGCCCAACTGCCGGTGCTGGGCGCAGGCGCTGCCGATCGGCGAGGGGCCGTGACGCTGGCAGCCACGCACGCGCAGGCGGTGGCCGCCCGTCGACTGATCGACCAAGAGCGCACCTGGCGCGCGCAGGCGCAGGCGCTCGCGTTCACCGAGCCCGACCCCGAGATCGGGCGGAGGCACCTCCTCGAGTTCGTGAGGTGGTCGCACCGCAGCTACCTCGCCGGCTGGTTCCACCGCGAGCTGTGCGCCGAGCTCGAGCGGTTCTCGCGCGACGTCGCGGCGGGCCGCAACCCGCGGTTGTTGATCGCCGCCCCGCCCCGCCACGGCAAGAGCCAGATCGTCTCGCGCGCGTTCCCGGTCTGGCACCTGGGCAACCACCCCGACCACGAGGTCGTCGTCGCGAGCTACGGCCAGGAGCTCGCGAACGACATGAGCCGCGACGCCCGGGTGATCCGGGATCGAGTACTCGAAGAGCCCGGGCTCGGTTGGGGCCACCTCGCGCCGAGCGACAAGGACGGCGTCGAGTACTGGCGGACCGCGGGCGGTGGCTCGTACAAGGCGGTCGGCGCCGGCGGTCCGCTGACGGGGCGAGGCGCGCACGTCCTCGTCCTCGACGACCTGCTGAAGAACCACAAGGAGGCCGACTCCGAAACCGTCCGGGAAGACCGCTGGCACTGGTACACGAGCACCGCCTACACGCGTCTCGCCCCCGGCGGCGGGGTGCTGATGATGGCCACGAGGTGGCACGACGAGGACCCGAGCGGCAGGGCGCTCGCGCAGCTCCAGCGCGGCGAGGAAGCCTGGCGCGTCGTGTCGTTCCCGGCCGTCGCCGAGGAAGACGAGGAGTTCCGTCTCGCCGGCGAGGCGCTCCACGCCGAGCGCTACGACCTCGAGCGGCTCACCCAGATCCAGGGGGTGCTCACGCCTCGGCAGTGGGCCGCGCTCTACCAGCAGCGACCCATCCCGGCCGGCGGGAACCTGCTGAAACCGCACTGGGTCCGCCGGTACGACTGGGATCCGCAGCGACCGCCCGAGCGCTGGCCCCTGATCGTGGTGACGGTCGATGCGACCTTCAAGAAGACGACGGCGGGGAGCTTCGTCAGCATCCAGGGCTGGGCCATCCAGGGCACCAAGCGGTTCTTGCTCGGCGAGATCCACGCGCGCATGGACTACGTCGAGCTGCGCGAGGCGACGCGCACGGCCTGCGCAACCTGGCACCCGCAGTACACGCTGGTCGAGCTCAAGGCGAACGGACCCGCGCTGATCCGCGACCTGGCCGACGAGATCCCGGGGCTCATCGGATTCGATCCCGACGGGTTCGGCGACAAGATGACCCGCGCCCAGCTCTCGATGCAGGCCTGGGCGACCGGGCGCGTCTACCTGCCCTCGGCCGAGTGGATGCCGACCGTGAATGAGTACATCGCCGAGCTCCTCTCGTTCCCGATCGGCCCGGACGATCGGATGGACGCCTGGTCGCAGCTCCACCTCTGGCTCGCCGACAACGAGGCACTGACCCGCGGCAACGAGGAGATCTACGGCGCCCTCGATGCCTTGCTGTCGGAACTCGGCGCGGGCTGACCCGGGACGGCGGGTGGCGGGTCGGCGAGCAGGATCGCAAGCGCCCAGTCGCTGAAGTCGAGCCCGACCGCGGCCGCGCGGCGGTGCAGCTCGGCGTGCGCGACCTCGGTGACGCGGATGACCATCCGCTTGTTGGCGGTGGCGTCTCTCTTCGGCGGTCTCCCCACGGTGTCACCTCTCGATCTTTATGTGTGCACATTACGAGGATCGTGATTACTGTGCACACATAACACCGAGGTGCTCGATGGTCGCCACCGCCGCTCCGAAGATCGCCCGCCACGCCGCCCCTTCGACCTGGACGAAGGCTCAGCGCGCCGAGCTCGAGAAGCGCCTCGCGGCGGTCGGTACCACGATCACCGAGCTGTCCGACGCCCGCGAGCTGATGGGCTTCCCGCGCCTCTCGGACAGCAGCGACTGGGACCGCGCGAACTGCCACCTCAACGTCGGGAGCCCGGAGTGTCAGACCGCCCTCGCGCAGGTCCGCTCGTGCCGGGCGTGGCTCGATGAGCAGCTCACGAAGCTCCCCGCCGAGAAGGTCCGCCGGGCTCGGTACCTCCTCGAGATCGACCGGAAGCGTTCGCTCCGGCTCGGGGAGCTCTCCGCTCTCGTTGGTCTCGCGAGTCAGCTCGCCGAGGAGCCCCGCCGGTACGGGGCGACGTTCCACAAGGTCTACACCGAGGAGGAGCTCTTCGGCGGCTGACCGAGCAGCGTGTCGACCCCGCGAGCCATCGCCTCGAGCTGCTCCGGGGTGGCCGCGGCGACGGCCTGGTCGGAGAACAGCGGCTGCACCGCGACCTGGGCCTCGACCCGAACCGGTCCGCCGTCCTTCCCCGTGATCTCCTGGCGGCGCCCGTAGGTGTCGGGGTCGAGACGCTCGGCGAGCCATCGGGCGTTCTGGGTGGCCACCATCAGGTTCCGGCTTCGAAGCCCTTTCAACAGCACCTTGCCGATCTCGCGCTTCAGCGAAGCGCTCGCCGCCTCGACCCTCCTCAAGAATTCGTCGTAAGGCGCCTCCCCCGCCCGTCCACGTCCGAGCCAGTTGTGGAGCGTGGCCACGCTGATCCCGGCATCGATGGCCGCCGCGTCCTTCCCCATCCCGTTGCGGACCCGGTCTGCCACCGCCTCGATCATCTCGGGGGTGCACTTCGTTCGAGCCCCTCGCCGGTTCGATGAGCTGCGGGTGCGAGTCTTCGTGGCCATGCTCAGAGCCTATCCGGACGATCGGTCACGTCGCCCTCCCGCTCGGGCAGCGACGATCTCGTCTGTCCAGCCACTGACCACCCATGGCCACCCACTGATCCACCCGAGGATCTAGACCCCATCTACACTGTCCACCCTGTCCACTCAGATCAGAGATTCTAGATACAAGAGAGCTGTTCTCTACAGTAAGTGCTCCTGTGCCTACGGGTTCCGCGACTGGACTGGGTGGATTGGGTGGACAGCAAGCCACAGGACTGCATCCCTGGGTGGACAGGTGGGTGGACAGTGGGTGGACAGCCGGAGGGCTCACGAGGTGTCCTCCGGTAGCCGTTCAGGGTCGACCCAGTACCGGCGCGGGCCGCGGTCACCCTCGGGCCCTCCGCGCGTGGGCTTCTCCTGGTCCGACAGCCGCTTCAGCGCGCGGCCGAGCACCTGGCTGCTCGGGACCTTCTCCTGCGGCCCCAGGATCTCGCGCCAGCACCGCAGCAGCGCTCCCGGCGAGACCCCGACGCGTCCGGTGGTCCGGTCGTGGACGAACGGGTCGCCCTTGCACCGGCCACGGACCTCGGGGTCGTCCTGGTACGCCTGGTACGCGGCGAGTACGTCGGCCCCGGTCCCGCGCCGGAGGTGGGAGGAGGCAACCCAGGCGCCCGCGTCCCCCTCGACCAGGAACCGCTGCCCGGGCGTCACCTTGGGCCCGCGCTCCTGAGCGAGCCAGCGCAGGTGGCAGACGAGCTCGCCCTCTGGCTCCGCCCAGTCGGCCGTGGCTGCCCATCCGCCCAGGTCGGCGAGGTAGTCGACGGCCGCCGTCTGGACGTCGAAGATGATGATCCTCCGCCCGAGCGCGTGCTCGGACTGCGACGACAGCTCCTCCCGCCCGAGCCGCAGCGGATCGTCCTCGTTGCTGGTCACGATCACGCGGGGGCAGCCCCGCAGCTCCTCGGGCATCCGGTTCTTTGCGACGACGGGGTGCTCGCGGTTGCCGGTGAGGCGCCGGAACGCGTCCGGTCGGCTCTCGGCGACCCCCTCGTCGAGCACGACCAGCGGTCCGAAGATGAGCCCCGCGTTGAAGTCGCCCGTCGCGTGGGTGTAGTCGGTGCGCCCGCCGAGCAGCGTCGTCAGCGCCGCGACGAGCAGCGCCTTGCCCGCCGAGTCCGGCCCCCTGAACTGCGGGCTCGCGGTCGGCCGGTCGAGCTGCACGGCTGTGGCGAGCCAGTCGAGCAGCGTCTCGATCTGGTGCTCGGGCACGAGCGAGTAGAGCCAGCCCTCGACGAGCTCGGAACGTCGCGCGGTGCCCTTGCGGATCCGAGCGCCCGGGATCTCGAGGGTCCGCTCAGCCGCATCCCACGCCGGCCCCGCGGCGTCGTAGGTCCAGCGGATCTCTCGCGCCGTGACCCCGTGGACCTTGTAGGCCTCGCCGGGCTTGAGCTCGCGCACCCCGTGTTCGCCGACGGGCACCGTCGTGTCGATCCCGTGGAGGCGTGCGAGCTCCACGACCGAGAGCTCGCGCTGCACCACGAGGTACCGGTCCTCGTCGAGCACCCTCCAGACAGCCCCGTGGACCACGAGCAGCGGCAGGGGCGGCACCTCGCGCACGGGCGGCCGGGTCCGCTCCTCGACGACCGCTCCCGCCGTGGCCTTCGCGGCCCGCCGGATCGCCACCCTGTCCTTGTGCTTCAGCTGTCCGAGCAACGCCTCGATCTGACCGGCCCGGATCCCCTGCCTCGCAATCCCGTACAGCGCGCCCGCGTCCGCGTAGACGCACGACGGATTGCCAGTCCGGACCGCCTCCTGGAGGCGCATCACTGCGACCGCCGGATAGTCGACCTTCGGCTGCTGGCTCATCGGGTCCTCAGCCCGGGCAGCACCGGCCTGGGCGGTAGCTCGTCGAGCCCGATGGGCGCCGCCTGGGCCGCCAGACGCCCGAGCTCGATCCCGATGCGCATCCCCTCGAGCACGCCCGCCCACCAGTCCGGCGGGAGTTCGCCAGGGTCGGGCAGGCCGAGGCGGACGCGGGCATCGATCTCGCGCCGCGCTTCCTTGTAGTCGTACGCCTCGTCCCTCAGGCTCGCGTACGGGTCGCGAGCCTCGTACGCCCACCCGGGCATCGTCCAGCCAGCCGGCGGTCCCTCGAGCCACCACGCCCCCTCGCCCTCATCGGTCGGGTGGGCCTCGTACTCGAGCGGCTCGACCGGTTCGAGGATCTGCCGGGCCAGGTCGAGGAGCTCCTGGTCGCCCGGATCGATGCTGTCGAGCAGCTCCGCCACCGCCGCCTGAGCTGGGTTCATGTCGCCATCCTCTCGGCGCGCCCCGCCACCTTCTCGGCGACCTGGCGCGCCTGCTCGGGGTCGTCGAACTTCCTGGCCTGGTCGGGCCGGTGGACCCAGCGGAAGGGGTTCACGCCGTTCGCGGCCGCGCAGTACATCGAGCCCCCGACCCCACCGCGGACGACCCAGGGGGCCGCGTGCTCGGCCCTCGCTCGGGGTGCCCGAGCCACGCCAGCCGTCTCCGGCTCCGACCCGAACAGCACGCCCTGACCCTCGGGGGCCTTCGCCGCGGGCTTCTTGCGCCCGATCCCGCGCTGCCAGTCGATCCACTGTCCGACGGTGGGCGTCTTCGGTGGCCGCCGCTCCTCGGGTGCGGCCGTGTACGCCTCGTGGATGAGCCGGATCAGCAGGTGCGCCGTGGCCATCGCGTCCGTGGTCGCCCGGTGCCCGTCGAGCGGGATCCGCCGCCGCTCGCAAGCCGCATCGAGCTTGGCGGACTCCTCGGGCCAGAGCCGGCCGAGGATCTTGGCGGTGTCGACCCACTCGATCGAGGGCCGGACCGGCGTCGCCTCGGAGTGCATGAACCGTCGGTCGAACGGGCAGTTGTGCCCCGCCAGCACCACACCCGGGTCAGAGAGGATGGGTCCCACCTGCTCCCAGAGCTGGATCCACGTGGGCGCGCCCACCACGTCCCGCACGTCGAGCTTGTGGATCGGGGTCCCCGCCCACGGGCTCGGTACGCCAGGGTCGATGAGCGACGAGAACAGCAGCCGGGGTTCCGACCGATCCCGGACGAGCAGCTCGTCGATCCGGACGATCGAGATCTCGACGAGCCCGTCCGTCTTGGAGCTGAACCCCGTCGTCTCCGTGTCGAGGAGCAGCAGCGTCGAGCCCCGGAGCGGGCGGTCGAGGAGTGCCGGCGTCATGCGGCCCTCGCCGTGACGGAGGCGGCCATGCTGACGAGCAACTCGGCGAACGCGGGAGGCGTGAGCGCAGCCTCACGCCTCCCCATCAGCTCGATCCCGTGGGCTTCCCGGAGGGCCCGAGTCCGACTCGGGCCCGGACCGCTCGACACGTACACCTTCCGGCCGAGGCGCGGCGTACAGAGGTAGGCCGCCTGCCGACCCGTGGAGCGCCGCGCCTCGGGGAGCTCGCGACACCCGACAGCGACGAGCCAGGTCCGCTTGCGGGCCCGGTGGCCCCAACAGCGTTGATCGACAGTCGCGACCCACTCGTCAGGCCGCAGGATCGTGGAGGACCAGCAGCCGGGCTCGGGGCGTCGGATCCCGTGACGCTCCCACGCGAACGAGCCCTCGGGGTGCTCGAGAACCCCACCCCACCGACGGAGCGACTCGATCGCCGAAGCGAAGCATCCCTCGTCGGCCCCGGGCACCTCCGACCCGTCCGACCACCAGAACCGACCCCAGCGGGCACAGGGTGGGTGGTAGACGCCAGGATTCGGGCCCGGGTAGAGGCGCGCGTCGCGCGCCTCGTCCCACCAGTCGGCGACGAGGCGCGGGTAGGGGCCATCCCGCATCACGAACAGCGCCGAGACGGTGTCGATCACGCGCCCTCCAACGCCGACAGCCAGTCCCCGGGCCGCTCCATCGGCCGGGGCGACTGCCCCGCGAAGTCGCCCGCCACGACCGACGCCGTCCCTGGCTTGGCTTGCTCCCGCCGAGTCGCCCAGGCCCACCACCGGGGCCCGAGCCAGCTCCAGGGCACGACCCAGCCCTGACCCTGGAGACGCAGCGCCAGGAACGCGTACCCACCCACAGCCGACCACTCCTCGAGATCCCGCGCCTGGTGCTCGGCGAGGTGCTCGAACTTCCACCGGACGTCGGCGCAGTCCTTCGCGTCGAAGGCGACGGCCCGGGCCGTGGACAGCCTGGACGGCCCGAACCCCGCGACCACACCCGCGTAGTCGGGAGGGCCGAGACCGAGGAACTGCCCCCGGAAGATCCCGTCCGTGACCCGGGAGAGCACGCGGACCGGTGGCGGCGTCCGGTGGATCAAGGCGCGCCCCTCGAGCCGATATCTGTCGTGCCAGAAATCGAGCAGAAGCTCCCAATCTCTGCCGCGGTTCGCGTGGCTGGCGTTCCTCATCGGAGAGCCTCCGCGACCGTCGGCTGTCCGTGGAGGAGCACCACCCGCTCCTCCCAGTCGAGCGCGTGCAGCGTCCGGGCGATGACGACCACGTTGACGCCGAGCGCCCTCCCGATCTCGACCGCCGACGCGCCGCGCCCCGGGCTCTCCCCCTCGCGAGCGGACAGGAGCCCGATCACCCGGTCGGAGAGGTCGGCGCGGATCATCCCGTCACCGTGACGATCGTGCCGAGGTCGCCGAACGCCTCGCGGAACGCGCTCGGACGGTTCCCGAAGTACAGGACGATCTGGGCGTGGCGCGGGCTGGTGCCGGGCTCGTTGTTCTCGTCGACGAACTGGATGCGCCCGCGGATCAGGCAGATCAGGCCACCCGGCCGGAACAGCGCCTGCTGCCACTGCGTGTCGGTCGCGACGTTCAGGAGCACCATCGCCTCGGTGACGTTCCCGGCGTCGAGCTCCTGGAGGAGCTTGCTGGTGAACTGCTCGACGAGCGGGTGGCTGTACGGAGGCTGCAGCCAGACCTGGCCGCGCCAGGTGTACCCGAGGCCGTCGCGCTCGGCGGTGTAGTAGGTGGTCGCGCCGATCCGCGCCTGCGCCGCCTCGTTCGTCGCCGGGTCGAGGTCGATCGCCCCCCCGAACGCGGCCTTGACGCGCTCGATGATGTCGTCCGGGGTGCTCCACGAGTCCGGATCGACCGGTCGCGGCGCCGAGGGCGTGGGAGTAGGTGGCGCTGCGCCAGGCCGAGCGACGATCAGCGCCTCGTCGCTATCATCGTCCTCGATGCCCTCATCGAGCGCCGCGAGGTGACCGGCTGCCTCGGGCTCCAGGTCGGCCGGCGCGGTCCCGCCGACCAGGCTCCCCCACCCCTGCTGTTCGAGCTGCTCGGCGACAGTCGGCGCGGGCTTCGGTCGCACCTCCGCCGCTGCCGCCGAGACCGAGACCTCTCCGGCCTGGACCTTCGCGAGAAGTTCGGGCGAGCGCTCGAGCACGACGCGAGCGTCTCGGACGCTCCGCTCGCTGACACCCAACAGCTTCGCCGCCTCGGCCTGGGTCGGGACCCCGGCAAACTTGCCTGGGTCGTGTCCGGACCCGTCCGATGGGCGCCCTGCGAGCCGTGCCGCGATGGCTGCACGCTGGCTCGTCGTCAGGTGCCTGCGGTGCAGGTTCTTGGACAAGATCCAGGCAACCAGATCCTCCTCGTCGCCCTCCCACTCCCTGAACTCGGGGTCGACCGCGGCGAGCGCGCAGGCGGCAAGCCGGTTGCGCCCGTCGACGACGAGTCCCATGAACCGGACGATCGGTTCTTGGAGCCCGTTCTCATCAATGTCGATCGCGAGCGCAGTTAGCTCCTGCTCGTCCAGCAGCGGGAACCAAGCGGCGACCGGGTGGATGAGGTAGCCGTGGAGCAGCTCGTAGTCGGTGCTCTGGGCGGCGCTCACGGTTCAGCCTCCCCGCTTCGCGCGGAGCTCGGCCTCGAGCGAGCCGTAGATCGGGGTGCGGGACTCGCGCAGGACCGCCGGCCGGTTGGGCGTGGTCTGCGGGCGCGGAGACCGAGGAGCGGGCCGCAGGGCGACCCCGGCCTCGGCCCAGGTGTCGGGCACCCTCCCGAGCCAGGCGGTGAAGGCGTCGAGCGGGGACCCGATCGGCGGGTGCGGATCGCGCTGCAGGTGGTCGAACGCCCAGCCCCAGAGGATCGGGGCAGCCCCGGCGTCGTCTTCGAGGACCTCGCCAGCCAGCACGGCGATCAGCGCCTGCCAGGGGGTGGCCGGGATCATGCCGCGCTCCGACGGGCGGCGCCGACGAGGCTGACCGCTCCGCGGACGAGCTCGCGCGAGGCGACCTCGAGCCCGTTGCCCGTCTTGCGAGCTCGCGCGAGCTGGCCGAGGGTCTCGACGACCTCGGAGACCCCCTCCTCGACCGACTGCTCCTCGCCGTCGGGCTCGGGATCGGGCACCCAGGTCCCGGTGGTGTCGAGCGCCCGCTCGGCGAGCGCCTGGACGAGCCGGGGCGCCTGGTCGGGGTAGCGGCGGATCGCGCGCTGGACCGCGGCGAGTACGACGTGCCACTCGACCTCGCGATCCCCGGTGATCCACTGCGTGACCGTGGACCTTGCGACGTTGAGGATCTCGGCCATGGCCCCCTGGGAGCCCACGACGTCGACGGTGAGGGCGAGGATCGCTCGGCGTGTCGCGAGGTCGGTGTCGGTGGCGGCGATAGCGCGTCGTGGATCGGCGGGCATGGCGGCTCCAGGGTGGTCGTGACGGGGTCGGGGGTGGTTGGTCACGATGGGAGGGGCGAGTCTTCAGCCGACCGACGGGAAGTCGGGAACCGTCAACGGATCGTCGGACTGGTCGGCGCAGACCTCGGCGCCGAGGCCGTCGTCCTCCTTGAGGAGGTTCAGGTCCATGTCGAGCGCCTTCGCCAACTTCCGCAACGTCGACACAGATCCCTCGAGAGAGCCGTCTTCGATGCGGATCAGCATCCCGCGGTCGACTCCGGCTCTCCGGGAGAGCTCGGACCGGGACCAACCCCGCTTCTCTCGAGTCAGTCGGACGAGCGCGCCGTGTTCCATCCCGTGCTCCGAGGAACCGTGTTCCACAAACACGTTACCCCGTGTCCCACAAACACGCCAAGTCGCAGGGATGAGATCCCTGAGCGATCAGTTGCGCGAAGCACGCGAGAAGGCTGGCTTCAACAAGACGGAGCTCGGCCGTCTGGTTGGATGGAAGGACAACACCAATGTGCGCCGGGTCGAGGAAGGCGGATCGACCGACATGAGCGACATGGTGAAATGGGCCGAGGTGTGCGGCTACGAGGTGCTCGTGGTGCCGACGGGCTCGGCCGACTCAGTCGCGGCGCGTCTGGTGGAGGCGGACGAGCGGGAGCGTCGGGTTGCGGCGGCGCTCATCGACGTCCTGCGCGATGCGCGAGTCGTCATGCCCCACCTCCTCGACCACGTCGAGGACGACATCAAGGAGTGGAGCCGGAAGATCGAGCGCCGCCGGGCCATGTCGGACTCGGACGACGCAGGCTGATCCGAGCATCCAGCTGATCGCGGCGAGAAGCCCCATCGGGAGCTCGGCCGACAGCTCAGCGCGCAGACGCGCGGCCAGCTCACGCTTGGAGAGTCCCGCGTAATCGGGGTGAGTCAACGCCGACTCCAGGTGAACGACTTCCCTCGACACGGCCCCTCCTGTCAAGAAATTGTAAAGTACATCGTGTCTCTGGCACACGCCTGGTAGGGTGTGTGTGTGGGACACGGTTGGCGCACCCCGCGCCTCTGGTCCCCGGTCAGCACACTGCACAGCCGTACAGTAGTGCCCGATCTACCAGGAGGCAACGCGATGCGCATCGGATCCCCCCACGATCAGCGCCACCACTCGCTCTCCACCGAGGCGAATCCGTCCCACGAGGAGACGATCGCCGAGCGGCGCGAGCGGCTCGCCCGCAAGCGCGCTGCCCTGGACGCGATCGACGCGCAGATCGCCGTCGAGTCCACCGGGCCCTACGCCACCTCGATCCGCGCCCGCCTGGCCGCCTGGGGTGGCAGGTGATCGGGACGGTGCTGGGCGTCCTCCCCGAGGACGAGGAGTGGTTCGCAGGCCTCCCCGCCGGCGACGAGATCCTCGACGGCGCCGAGGACTTCTCCCCCTCCCTGGAGGACGGCGTCGAGTGGGCCCAGGGCGGGTGGAGCTTCGATCTGGAGCTCGATCCCGACCCGATCGTGGTGCTCCGGTGACCGCCGCCACCGACAACGGCCAGGTCGTCTACCTCGTGGATGGGGTCGAGTACCTCTCGTGCGAGGAGGCGTTGGACCACCTCACCGACGAGGCGGCCCGCCAGGAGCTCGAGTGGCTCGACGGAGGTGCCCGGTGAAGCCCGTCGAGAGGCCCGGACCGCGGGATGAGGAGATCGACGCGATCGTCCGGCTCGCCGGGGCGACGTGGTGGGTCCAGACGCCGTGCGGGCTCGCGGGCCCGTACCCCTCGCAGGAGGCCGCACGGTCTGCAGGACAGCCGCTCGGTTTCCCGGTCGTGCGTCGCCTGGGAGGTGCCTCGTGACCGCCGCCGAGATCATCGCCGCGCTGCGCTCCTCACCCGCCCTCTGCGATCAGGTCATCGAGGGGCTGTGCATCGCGGGGCCGTGGTCGGGGGACTGCGACTACAGGGTCCGGATCGCGGTTGGGCGCTCCAAGGTCGTGGCCCACGTCTATCAGGACGGCGGTCTCTGGGCCGGGTGGGCGCTCGGACAGGACCTGTCCGGCACCTGGCTGTCCGCCGAGGAGGCCGAGACCGCGGTCGATCAGGTGCTCCAGCTCTCCAGCTGGACCCTGCGGGGTGCCTCGTGACGGCCCCGCTCTCGATCGAGCAGGCCGCGCGTCTCCGCGGTCGTGCGCTCTCGCTCGTCCAGTCCGCGGTGACCGAGCCCTTCGCGCGGCTCCCGGACGGGTCGCAGCTGTGGTTCTGCTCCGACCAGGGCCTGTGGTGGCACCTCGCGGCCACCGGGGACCTCTGCTCCTACCAGCAGGAGTCCGCGGTCCTCGCCGTCGAACAGGTGCTGATCGCCTCTCTCCAGACCCCCGGAGGTGCCTCTTGATCCCCTGGATCCTCGAGTCGTTCGGGCCGCTCCTCGTCGCGGCGGGCCTGCTGGGTGTCGGCTTGACGGCGCGGTGCGGGCTGCGCGCGTGGAGGGGCCGTTGACCGCCCGCGACTGGTGCGGGATCACGCTCTGGGGGATCTGCGCCCTCGTGGGGCTGCGGGCGCTTCACCGGGTACTCCCGCCCGACGTGTGGGAGGGGCTCCTCCTGGTCGGGGTGCTGCTGGCCCTCGTCGTCGCAGCGGCCTTCGCGCCGGAGATCGACTCGGGTGAAGCGCCCCCGGTCGACGACGTGGTCGTGACGCCGTGAGCCGCCCCCTGCGGATCGGTGACCGCGTTCGTCTCGTCGGCCACCCCGAGACCGTTGGCGTCGTGATCCACTCGACCCGGCACGGCATGGTCGTTCTCTGGGACGACGACGCCTCCGAGAACGTGGTGACGCCCTCCGGGTACGCGCACGGAGAGCCGTTCGTCGAGCGCACCGGGCGCGTGTGGTCTCGGCACCGGACCCGTCAGCGCGAGCGCACGGCGGTGGTTCCGTGAGCCCGGGGTTCCGCGAGGAGCTCGAAGCGCTTCGAGACGGCGGGCCCGTCGACGAGGAGGCGCTCCGGCGGGTGGCCCTCGCGGCCCTCGCCTACGCCCCGCCCGACGAGCTGATCGACGCGGTGGGCCGCAGGTGGGGCCTCGGCGGGACCGGTGCCCGGCTCGTGCTGGTCGACCTCAACGACCGCGAGATCGAGGACCTGACCCCGGACGAAGGCTGGAGGCGCCAGTGAGCCGCCGGTCGTTGGCGCAGTGGATCGAACGTTTGAACCTGGAGATCACATGAGCGAGCCCTTGACGACCAGCCCGCTGTCGGCCGCTCTCGCGGCGGCCCAGGCGGAGCTGTCCGACCCGATCCGCGCCAAGACGATGGCGGTGCCCGGCCGCCCCTCGCGTGCGTACGCCGGCCTCGACGACCTCCTCCAGGCCGTGCGCCCGGTGCTCGCGCGCCACGGGATCGCGGTCTCGCAGGTGATCCGCCCGTTCGGCGAGGGTTCCTGGGCGCTGGAGACGCAGCTCCGCCACGCGAGCGGTGAGGTGCTGACCTCGCACTACCCGCTCGACTGGAAGGGCGGCCCCCAGGATCAGGGGTCGCGCCTGACCTACGCGCGCCGGTACTCGCTCGAGGCGATCTGCGCCGTCGCGGCGACCGAGGACGACGACGCCGAGACGCCCCAGCGGACGCAGGCGAAGCCGTCGAAGCCCAAGCCCCCGCCCCCCTCCTCGCCGACGTCGGGCGGAGTGTCGCCCGAGAGCCCGCGGACCAGGACGGGCGGCGGGACGGCGAGCGAGGGGGGTCAGGAGAGCCAGTCGAGCCAGGGCGCCAAGACGCCGGCGCGCTGGACCGAGAGCGAGCAGCGGTCCTTCTTCGGCGACCTCTCCCGGATCTGGCCCGAGGGTCCGGACCACTACGATCACCTCGCCGCCTGGTGCGAGGCCCACGGCCACCCGCGGCCCTCCGTGATGACGTCGGCCCGGCGTGGGAAGCTGCTCGCCGCGCTCGAGTCCGTCGACAAGCAGACCGAGATCCTCGAGTGGCAGCCCGAGGCCACCGAGCAGCCGCAGGCCGACGCATGAGCATCGAGACCGACATGGAGCTCGACAGGCTCCACGCCCTCGACCTCGCCCCGTGGGTGGCTCCGGTCCCCGCGATCGAGGAGCCCAGGGCCGCCGCGTCCACGACGGAGACGGTGACCGAGGCCGCCTGGCGCGAGCTCGCGCATGCGCGCGGCGCCTACATCGAAGCCCTCCGCAAGCGGCTGCGGATCGTGCCCGTGGCCCGGCGGGTGTTCGCGGCGGAGCAGTCGCTCCGACAACTCGGATGCTCGCCGTGAGCCTCGCCGACGCCGAGGAGCACGCGCCCAGCACCGGGCGCGACGGGCCCGCCCCCGCCGAGGGGTCGTGGGACAAGAAGCGCGCCGAGCGCAAGGCCGAGGCGGACCGGAAGGCGGCCGAGCGCCGCAAGGCCGTGCTCGACCGGATCCCGGCCGGAGGGATCACCCGGGCGCGGCTGACCGCGAAGCTCGTTCAGGCGCTCGGCTCCTCCTGGCAGGCGGGCGTCGGCGCCGTGCTCCAGGAGCTATTCGTCGACAGCGAAGCGCACGAGATCGAGGGCGCGGTGTTCCGGGGGCCAGCGCCGGTCCAGGTCCCCGCGGCGCCCTCCACCCCGGCCTCGTCGGCCACCGCCAGTGTCGAGGCCCGCGCGCGGGTGATGGCCCTCGCTCGGACGCAGAGCTGGTGGTTCCGGCGCCAGCTCCTGTCGAACTGCACCACGTCTCCGATCTGGGACGTGGCGCGGGCGATCACGGAGCTCCTCGCCGAGGGCGAGCTCGAGGAGTTGGATGGCAGCCGGATCCGGGTGCGCCCGGTCCCGGCGACGTCGACGGTGGGTACGCCTGCTCCGTCGACCAGCGTGGGGGCATCGTCCCCCGTCGGGGGCGATACTAGTTCTTCCCTCGACTCTGGTGCGACGGCAGAGCGCGAGCCGTCTGCAGATGCTGCTCTCGTCCCCGAGCCCAGCTCGGCGCGGGAGTCCGGGGCCTCCGAGCCCCGGGCGGAGGAGACCCCGGCCCGTCGGCCGGTCCCCCGCGAAGATCCCGACGGCGTGAACGCGGGCGCGCTTCCCGCGGCCGAGGACCAGGCCGGTTCAGCCGACCTGGTGGTGACGGGCGGCGCCGCCCCCTCGGACCCTGTCGCCAGGATCCGAGCCCTGCCTCGTCCGGCGTCGCTCGCCGGGCCCGACCTGCGAGCCTGGCGAACCCGGCACGAGATCTCCATGCGAGACCTCGCCTCAGCGCTCCAGCTCCCCGGACGCACCTCGGACTCGGTCGCCTCGTCGATCTCGGCCTACGAGCGTCGAGCCGGGTACGGCCACAAGCCGACGCTGGAGGCGCTGGAGGCGCTGTTCGGATCTGACCCTGTTGCGGGCGCCCCCGAGCCCGCGCAGCCCTCCCCGCCGGCCCCGGCGGTGGAGTCCTCGATCGAGGAGCCGGCGTCTACGTCGGTGGCGGAGTCGGAGCCCGCCGTCGTTTCCCCGGCGGACCCCGACCAGGAGGCCCGCGGCCGGACGGTCGCCGCGGGGGCCGCGCCAACGGCCGGTGCACCTGACGCCCCCTCCGAACAGCAGGTCCCCGACGCGCAGCGGCCCGGAGTTACGACCCGGTACGGTGACCCGCTCGAGGCCGGGGGTCCACTCGGCGAGCACGCGGCCGAGCCTGCGCAAACGAGCCCGGTGGAGCGGGAGACCGTCTCCACCGCGGCGGATTCGTCGCCCCCTCCCGTCCATGGCGCGTCCTCGCTCGTGGGGGAGCGGGAGGGCGGCGACTTCGCTTCTGGCCCGGCCTCTCGCCTCCCTGACTTGAGCAACGAGGGGCCGGGCTCTGCGGAGGACGAGGTCGACGAGCACCCGGTGCCGTCCGACCTGTTGGACGAGCTCGTCGACCTGCGGCTGCGGCTCGAGGTCGCGGAACGGCAGATCGCCGGGTACCGGGCCGAGCGCGAAGCTCCAGGGGATCGGCTGGTCCTGGTCCCGGTCGACGAGCTCGCCGACCTCGAGGCCCGGGCAGCGCGAGCCGACCGGGCTGAGGCTGAGCTTGTCGAGGCGCGCCGGTTCGGTGCGGCCACCGAGCGCCTGCTCGACCGGGCGGAGTCGCTGCATGTGCGGCGCGACGACGACCGCTGGATCAGGTTGGGCGCGCTCGGGAACGTGATCGACCGGCTCGTGGTGCGGGCCAACAAGGAGGCGAAGTGAGCGACGACACCGGCTTCGACGCGGCCCCGGCCAGGTACATGGCCAGCGGACGCGAGGCGATCGATGTGATCCGCGAGGAGCTCGGCGACGCGGGGTTCATCGCGTTCTGCATCGGGAACGCGCGGAAGTACGAGCTCCGGGCCGGACACAAGGGCCCGGCCGAAGTCGACCTCGAAAAAGCGCGCTGGTACCGCGAGATGGCCGCCTACGTGCTGGGGTCCGGCCCGGACCCGCGTTCATACCGGGGTGGCCGGTGACCTACGAAGCCAGGATCCTGGCGGACAGCGTCTCCCCGGTCGGCGTGCGGTTGACGTCGTTCCTCGTGCGCTTCCCTAGGTTCATCCTCGCGGAGGTCAACACCCACCGGATGCTCTCGAGGAACTTCGAGAGCTCCCGCGCGGTCCCGGTGGCGAAGCGGATCGAGGCCGTTCGGGCGAACCCGTTCGTGCCCGAGGCGTTCGGCTCGGCCCGGAAGGGCATGCAGGCCGGCGGGCCGCTCGAGGGCCAAGAGCGGGATCGGGCACTCGACGCCTGGATGGACGCCTGCCGGGACGCGCTCAACGCCGCCGAACGCCTCGCCGCGCTCGGCGTCCACAAACAGCTCGCGAACCGTGTTCTGGAGCCGTTCAGCTTCGTAAGCGGGATCATCACAGCGACCGAGTGGGACAACTTCTTCGCGCTCCGGTTGCACCCCGACGCACAGCCCGAGTTCCAGCGCCTCGCCCGCCTGATGCGCGACGCGATGGATCGGTCGCTGCCGGCCCGCCTCGGCTACGGCGAGTGGCACCTGCCGTTCGGTGAGGATGGCGACTGGCGGGTGTCTGCAGGGCGCTGCGCCCGGGTCTCGTACCTGACGCATGACGGCGTGCGCGACCCCGATGCCGACACCGCGCTGACCTTCCGTCTCATCGCGTCGGGACACATGAGCCCGCTCGAGCACCCGGCGACCCCGCAGCCAGACGAGACCCTGTTCTACGGCAACTTCCGCGGGTGGAAGCAGGCCAGGAAGTTCGTGCCCAACGAGGCGGTGTTTCGGGGAGGTGCCGCATGACCTGGACCCACACGAGTCGCGGCCGTGCCCTTGACCTCCTCAACCCTGTCGAGGGCGACGTCAACCTCGACGAGATCGCGCAGGCGCTGTCGCAGCAGTGTCGGTACGCGGGGTGCATCAAGCGCTTCTACAGCGTCGCCGAGCACTCGGTCCTCATCG